GGGCTGGAAAGACGAGTTTGTTTTGCTCGTAATCAGCACCCCCCTCATCATGGCGTTCATTCCTAACATGCAGCCTTATGTTTCGGCAGGGTTCGAGGCGCTCGAAAAAACGCCTGAATACTACCGCTGGCTCACGTTGTGTGTATTCGCCGCAATCTATGGAATAAGAATCTGGAGGCGCAAATGACCGGGTTCAAACTACAAACCTTTGGGGGCAAGGCTCCTAAAATATTCGCCCGCCTTCTACCCGAGGACATGGCGCAAACAGCAACCAACGTAAGGCTCGACTCTGGGAGACTGGAGCCGTGGAAAGGCAATGAAGATACGACCATCACTCCTGTTGCGAGTTATGCAATTTCTGCAAGCACTAAAACGCTTTTTAAGTACAGCGATTCCATATGGATTGGACGACATGAGGACGTGGATTTTGTTCGTTCACCGCTTGCTGAAGACCAGCACGAACGTATATATGCTACTGGGATTGGGGGCGCTTCTGGCTATCCTCGGATGACTCTAGCCTCGATAGTGGGTAATGGCACTTTTTATGCCCTCGGCATACCAAAGCCAGCAGATTTATCTTCTGTCGCACTATCTCCTGCAACATCTACCAAGGAAGATGAGGAGACTCCAAAAGCAAGGGCTTACGTCTTCACGTACGTTAGTGCGTACGGCGAGGAAGGACAGAGCTGTGATGCGCCTTCGGGTCAAGTGGTCGAGGTTTATTCAGATCAGGACGTGGTTCTAACCTTTCCCGCGAACCCATCGGGCAATCACAACCTAACCACGAAGCGAGTTTACCGAACCGACACCGGCGGTACATTTAGGTTTGTTGCGGATGTGACCTTATCGAGCGCTACCTATACCGACAGCAAAGAGGAGTCCGAACTCGGTGAAGCAGTACCCACCACAAGATTTGACCCCCCACCGGATGACGTGTCCGCTGACCACCCTGATGGTCCTATGCTGGGTCTGGTCTCTCTGCCTAACGGAATACTGGCGGGATTCGCCGGTCAGACAGTATGTTTCTCCGAGGCATTCCAGCCTCATGCATTCCCCGACGAGTACAAGCTTACGGTCAAGTCGGACATTGTCGCTATTGCACCCATGCCGTCAGGATTGCTGGTTCTTACCAAGGAAAAGCCCTCTCTAATTAGTGGTTTAGATCCATCGGCTTTGGCTTTGTCTGAGATCGATTCTAACCAAGCATGTGTTTCTAAGCGTTCAGTGGTTGATATGGGTTCTGCGGTTATGTATGCGAGTCCCTGATGGGCTGGTGATGGCTACGGAGAACGGGGGTCTCAAGGTGGTTACGGAGCCGCTACTAACACGAGACCAATGGCAGGACTTGGTGCCGAGCTCAATCGTAGGGTTCAACTGGGAGGGGCACTATATTGGTTTTTATGATACTGGATCTGTGCAGAAAGGCTTTATTTTCGATCCCCGCGGAGGAAAGGATTCATTTGTTGATTTGGGCTTTCACGCCACGGCGGGTTTCAACGAGCTAGAAGAAGATGAGCTTTATCTGGTGGTAGGTGGAGCCTGTGAAAAAATTCGCTTCTGGATCAAGCCTTTCATACACATGGAGATCAAAAAAGTTTTTCACCCAAAGACCGGTGAACCCGGGTGTTGCCAAGGTACAAGCTGACTCTTACGGGTCAGGCATCACCTTCAAGTTATATGCAGACGGAGCTCTAAAGCACACAGAGACAGCGACTAGCGATAGCCTGTTTAGGTTGCCATCAGGATACAAAGCAAACGAGTTTGAGATTGAGTTGAGCGGCAGTGATCCAATCAACGAGGTCTGCGTCTACGAGTCGGCGGCTGAGATATATGGCTAAGAAGCGATCTAATACTAGCGTACCCAGCAAGTGGGAGTTGCCCGAGCGCAGGTTCGGCGAAACTATCAAAGAAAATCTGGATATCCTAATTGGACATCGAGGGTCCCCGCTTGAGCGTGCGGTAACGTTTCAGGACTTGCTAGACACTAATGTATTGTCTCTGGCGAGAAACGTTTCTGGGAGTACTATCGGGGACGATCCCCGGAACGACTTTGTGCCGACTCCCGATGTAGGCTCGGAGGTGCAGCCACCCCCGGCTCCCACGAACCTTGATGCATCAGGCGCCTTTCAAAACATTATTCTTACGTGGGACATGAGCGGCTATGTGGGTCACTCTCACTTTGAGATACATCGACACACGTCCGACAGTATCTCTGATGCCACGCTGATCGCGCAGGTATCTGGATTCACAAAGATTTACTCAGACGCCGCTGGATCTAACCAGACGCTCTACTATTGGGTGCGGGCTGTAAACATCCTCGATGAGATCGGTCCGTTTAACTCTTCAACCGGGACGCAGGGGGTTACTCAGCCGGATGTGGGGCTTATCCTTGATCTTCTTGAGGAGCAGATCACGTCGAGCGAGCTAGCTCTGAAGTCTGGCGACTCCGATTGGGCAAATAGACACAATTAACGCTCTGACCACGTCACTCGAAACATATACTGGCTTCCTCTCCGATTATACCGGTGACAGCCTAGTGAGTCGGATAGGTGGCATCGACACTTCGGTGGGCACAATTAACACCTCCATCTCAGACATCAACACCTCTATCAGCTCTCTAAATACAGCGACCAGTAATCTGCAGTCGTCGCTATCAGATCTGTCAGCAAATACGGCAGACGTCTACATATCAGCTACGTGCGCCAGTCGGCACCGCTAACGATCCAATCGCGGATAACTCGCGTTGGTATGACACGTCAGATAACAACACCTTACACATTTACTTTGATGGAGACGGTGACGGAAATAAAGAGTGGGTTAGCATTGAAGACCCCCGCATCAGTGACAACGAATCAGCTATCAGCAACATTAGCGCCGAGGTCTTTAACGCCGACACCAGCTCTCGCCTCGCCACATCAACTGCGCTGGACGCAACCAACGTCACCGTGGGTGTCATCAACGGCACGGTAAGCTCGCTATCCAGCTCTGTGACCGCTTTAAATGGAGCCGTATTCAACGCCGAGGACGAAGTGAAGCTGGCTACCGTGTCGGCGCTGGACGGTCTGATAAGCGATGTCCAGGATATCTACGACGGCACAGAAAATGCCAGCATTGTAAAAACTATGCAGTCCAGCATTACGGACTTAACTAGCGAGGTTTTCGATGCTAACAATAACAGCCTGTTAGCAACGGCTTCTTCTGTCTCATCGCTCTCGCAAACAGTCACTTCACAGGGACAGAACATAGGGATAGCGCAAGGCGCCATCACCGATTTAAACGCTGTTGTCTTTAACGCAGATGACACTGTTGCTCTCGCAACCACCGAGACGACTGATGGGCTGTCCACCAGCATTACCGCTAATGGTGAGGACATAAGTACGGCACAGGGACAGATCACCGCTTTGAATAGTGCGGTTTTCGACGAAGAGGGATTGAGGCTGGCGACGGGCAGTGCCTTAGCATCCCTTGGCGTCACTGTAAGTGATCAAGGCGGCGATATCGGCACCGCACAGACTGATATCGTTAACCTGAATGGTGCTGTTTTCGATGCGAACGATAACGTTAAGCTAGCAACCACATCAGCTCTTTCTACCCTCACAGGCGAGGTAGAAGCTATATATGATGGCAATGAGCCTAGCGTAGTAAAGTCTGTTCAAACCAGCGTTACCGTTTTACAGGGCGCTGTTTTTGACGAGAACAACAACGTGAAGCTCGCGACATCAGCAGCCCTGTCGGGGCTGACCTCTGACGTTGAGGCTATCTATGACGGGCCTAACAGCTCTAGTCTTGTGAAAAGCTTGCAAACGCAGGTAACCAGTCTTGATGGTGCTGTATTCGATGCTAGCGATAACGTTAAGCTGGCTTCGGGGTCTGCGGTGACAGGTCTGACTAATGAGGTCCGGGCTATCTATGAGGCAGGAGAAACCGATACTGTTGTCGGCAGCATACAGAGCAATATAACCTCTCTGCAGGGCGCGGTATTTGACGCCAATAACAACGTGCAGCTCGCAAGCTCGTCGGCTGTAACCCTGCTTAACAACGAGGTTTATGGCACAAGCAACCCAACCTCAGCCACGGCGTCTCGCATTGATACGCTCAATAACACAATCACTAATCCAAACACGGGCTTGAGCGCAACGTCATCCGCGGTTTCAACGCTCAACTCTGAGGTGTTTCCAAATGGCACGGGCAGCGCTAGCCGCATAGACGGATTAGAAACATCGGTCTATGACGCCAATGGTGACATTAAGCTTGCGTCATCCGCAGCTGTTAGCGCTCTCGAGACAGAGGTGTTTGGGACCGGCGGTGCTTCAGCCAGCCGAATCGACGGTTTGTTTAGCGAAGTGTTTAATCCGGACACCACATCGCGCCTAGCAACTGCCAGCGCACTGAGCACCCTAAACACCGCTGTTAGTGGTAGCGGGGGTATCTCTGACAAGGTGGACAGCATAGCTGCCTCGATGTTTGTTAACGGCAACACCAACGGAACAGTAAAACTGGCTACGTCTGCTGCCTTAGACACCGTTACGGCAGAGGTGTTTCCGGATGGCACAACTTCTGCGTCTCGCCTTGACCAGCTATCAAGTGCGATTTGGAGCGGTGGAGACCCGGCTAACGCATTAATTGTGGCTTCTGCGAACGTTGTCGATGACATCAATACCGAGGTATTCCCGAACGGGTCCGCTTCGGCGTCTAGCATTAGCACCCTTCAGGTTACTGTGAACGGCGCAGACGGAAACAGCGGACTCACCGGTTCAATCGAAACCCTGCAAGACGTAGTGGGTGATGAAAACGGAGGGCTTTCTAGCCAGTACACTGTGAAGCTAGATAACAACGGCTACATTTCTGGCTTCGGTTTATCCAATACAAACAATGACGGGACGCCCACGTCAGCGTTTATTGTCAGGGCTGACAAGTTTGCCATCGTCAACCCAGCGGCGAACAACGAGCAATCAAACAGTCCGTCATCAAACGCTAACCTCACCGTACCGTTCACGGTCGTTGCTTCTCAGCAAACTCTTAACGGCGAGAATGTGCCGGCAGGTGTCTACATGGATACCGCGTTCATCAAGAATGGCTCGATTACAAATGCCTTTATCGGTGACGCAGCGATAGACAACGCGAAGGTATCAAACCTATCAGCAGACAAGCTCAATGCCGGAACAATCAATGCGGCAAATATAAACATTGAAGGCACCAGCGCTAACTTCCTTAACATCAAAAGTGCGTCCTCTGGAGCGAGAACGGTATACACCTCTACAGGAATTGAGATCTACGACTCTAGTGGTCTCAGGGTCAAAATTGGCTTGCTGTAATGTCTTCATACGGTCTCGAAATTTATACAACGAGCGGCAACATTGCCTTCACAACTGAAGACAATTTGATGACCTACTACGATCAGGGGTCGTTTACGATTACTAATGGCAGCTCAACATCCAGCTCTATCTCTGTTGACGGATTGAGTAACAGCTCTCTATTCCATGTTTTTGTTTTAGAAAATGAACAGAGCGTTTTTGAAAACCCGGCGATTGGCGCCACCACCGTTTCCAACGGATCGTTTACATTCCAGCGACAAACATCAAGTGGTAGCGCTGTCACCACAGGCACCGTCTCATATGTTTACACGGTAGTAAAAACAGCATGAGCACCTACGGAATTGAAATTAAGAATGGCGATAACAACGTCATCATCGACGGGGAAAACCCTCAGTTCTTGGTTAGGGGCGCCGGCACTGCGAACTTTGGTAGTACTGCTGGGATTGGTTATGACGGAACCCTTCCTAACACTGGTCCCGGTGGTAACGGACAGGTTTTGGGTAGCGATTTTTTATTTGGGGCGCCCTATAGCTCATTAGGTTTTGACTCAGATGATTACGTGCATTTCGAGTGTACCCGGAGATATGGCGGGGTCCTGCAAAGGCTGATTCGGAGCTGGGGTCGGAGAGAAAGCCAGCAAGGTGCGACTCCAAGCCCAAAGCCGCCGCAATTTAAATGGTTTCAAATTGCAGGTCCTAACAATAATGGTTTTACGCCCCCCGTTGCGCAGACTACCGATTATGGTTTCGAGGTTTACGGCTACGACGGAGGGACTCGCAAGACGTTGTTTACGACGGCTCAGCTAAATTCCTTTGGAACCTTGCAGGGGGTGATAACGCCATCAACATACTCGTCCAGCTTTTCCATAGGTGGAGAGACTTATACCAACGCATATACCGCCACCTTTACTGCTCCTGTGGGCGAGGATGTCTTCGACTACTACGTCCACTGCAATAGCTTTTTCTATCAGCGCAACCCCGGCAACGTCCGCTTCGCCATTAAGGCGGTTTATCACGGACAGACCCGGACAATCACCATCATCAGCACGCGCCCCATTACATTTTTTATAGGCAGGATTAGACAATGAGCAGGATATGGGCAGTCATCGACAAAACCAACGGTGAAGTCGTTTCTACTATGCATATGAACTCTACCGATATCAGTGATGGCTCTGATTATATGGAAGGGTTTTTTGTTAAGGACATTACGGGAGAGTACGACCCCGGCTCGTTTACGAGGACAAAGTATTGGGACGATGGCTGGCAAGAATTATCTGCAAAGCCAGAGGGATCCTATAAACTATCGGGTGGGACGTGGGTGTTTGATCAGGACGAGTTTCTAGCCGTACTGAGAGTTGAGCGAAGCAATATATTAAGCGCCTGTGACTGGACGCAATTTGCAGACAGCCCCCTAAGCGATACCGAGAAAGCCGCATGGGCGACCTACCGACAAGCACTAAGAGATCTGCCGGGAAACACCGGTCAAATTACCAGCGTTTATGACGTGAGCTGGCCCGCAGAGCCAGCGAGCTAAACGTGTATTTTTGCTTGATTAAACGGTATCATTATGTCTCTAGAATTCGTTGACATTCGAGAAGTTTGGAATGTCGTACTACCGGGCTTAGAACTTATCCATTCTGAGACTGACCCGGATTGGAGAATCGAAGACGTTTATGCTTCTTGCGTAAACAAACAGTCGTTTCTTCTCATGGATACCGCACGGACCGCCTCAGGCTTCACTGTCGTTGAGACAAAGTCGCACCCGTTTAGGGACAGAACGATCATGCTGGTTTGGATTGCATATGATCCCGTCCCAAACAGTGTTTCTAAATATCAATCGCAGCTAGAAGCCTTAGCCCGACAAACAGGGCACTCAGAAATACAGGTTATGACGCCTCATCGCGGGCTTTGGAAAACGGCAGAAAGCGCCGGCTACAAAATGCGATGGGCGATGTTGAGTAAAAAATTAGAGGGCGACACATGTCATTCGGCGGCGGCGGCGATACCCGAGTAAAGGAACCACGAAGTCAGAGGGCTTTAGCAGAGCAAGCGGCAAACGCAGCTCGGCGCTATGGCGAGATAGTCATACCTGTCCGCAATGAGTTTATGGCTGAGACCATGGGTTTCTTAGACAACGAGCAAAATTTCACCACAGCTATGGGTGAAGCCAGTACCCGCGCCTCGGGGGTATACGAGCAGGGAATGGAAGATTTCAATCGCGCAGCATTTAGCAAGGGCTTAGACCCCGCCTCGGGCGCCTATCAGGGTCAATCCAACGCAATCCGAACTGCCCAAGCAAGGGGTATGGGTGGCGCGATGGGTGACGCGGGACTGGCTACGACAGACAAGGGCTTGGGTCGAATGATGGGCTCCGTCCTCGAGGGACAGGGCTTGCAGTCAGACACCCTTCAGGGCAACGCAGCTCTTGCTTCCAGTCAGACAGCCATGCTGGGGGCTGAAGCTCAGGACGCATACAACCGAAGCTCGGCGCTACAGACCGCGACCGGCACCGCCATTGGCGTGGGGGCTGGTTATGTGTTGCCCGGGATTGGTCAGCAGAGGAACGCATAATGGATTTTGATGACTTTTTGGCATTACTCAACCCTCAACAGCAACAAGATATAGGTGGGTTTTTTGATCGGGCTCCAAACGTTCAAGGTAGCGCGTTCGCTTACGGACAGCAGCCAGACTTTGGGTCAAACCCGTACTCCAGTGTAAACCCCGGTGCCTATGCCGGCATGGATCGCAGAGAAGGTCCCGGCGACATGTTGCTGGCAGATTTGATTAGAGCTCAGACTCAAGACTACATGGCTAATTATGCCCCCATCGAGGACCGTCTTTTTGGATCTATTACTAGGACCGGCACCACCGCAATAGATGCCGACTTAGGGCGAACCAGAGGTGCGGTGATGGGCGCCTCGAGAAATGTTCAAGGCATGGCAGACAGATCTGCAGATCGATTTGGTGTGGAGAGAAGCGCCTTGGATCCGAATGCCACCACATCGACCTTGGTTGGCGGCATAAACGCAACATATCAACGCGACTCTGATCGACGGCTTGAGCTGTTAACGGGCGGTCTTTCTCAGGTAAGCGCGGCTTCTAGGAATATAGGGCGATGAGTGGATTATTAGCGGCAGGAAGAAACATGCGTCAAACAGCTCAAAAGGCTCTGACGCAATATGTTCAAAATGAAACAAACCTAAACAGACAGGACATGGCTCTCGCAGCCCAGAAAGACGCCGCTGATAAACAGCTGGTCGGTCTTGGCATGGGTATCGGAGGCTCGATCGGCGTTAACAGAGCACTGGCTGCTAAAAATGCAGCTCCGGCGGCTGTAGCGCCTAAAGGCATATCAGCTTCTGCAGCGGCAGCTAATGCGCCACAGGGCGTTTCAGGAATGCAATACACAGCCGGAGGCTTAGAGGCGCTTGGTCCTATAGGCGGTACTCCGCCAGGCGCAATTGAGGCGCTCAGCGGTTCTCTTGAGACCGGAAAGCTTGCAGCCGAAACATCAGCTGGAGTGGCTGAGGCGCTCGGCACTAGCTCTGCTGCTGGCGGGACTGGCGGAGCAGCAGGCGGAGCAGCGGGCGGAGCAGCGGGCGGAGCAGCCGCTGGATCTTCTGGAGCAATGGCGACCATCGGCACGATAGCCACTCCCCTTTTAATCGGCGCCGGAGCGGCGTTCCTGATTAACAAACTATTCGGTTGAGGTAAGTTATGTCACTCGCAACGGGTATTGCTACTGGTTACGGTCTAGTTCAACAAACTAAAGAAGCCGACGCGGTGAATAAGTTTAGACAAGACCAGCTAGCCGCTACTACAGACTACAGAAATCAGACGCTTGGAATTCAGGACCAACAGAGACAGGACCTTGCGTCTTATCGAGACGCGAATCTCAAACTGAATAACAAAATCGCCGATCTCGACTCGGAGTATAGAAACAATAAATTAGCAGGCGATATAGAAAACGACGTACGCGATGACGAAATTCGGCTGCTTGAGACCGCGAACCGAAAGATAAGCAACCAAGCCGCTCTTGTGCGGGCTCAGACTGACGCTGACGCTGGTCGCATCAAAGCATTGGACTTTGAGGCAGCTCAACACTTCGCGGCAGCAGATAATCTGTACACGCTTTCACAGGCAGATCTGCCAACAAGACAGCGTCTGAAGTCAATCTCAGACTCAGCCCTAAAGACCTTAGACGGAAGCACGCACATCGATCTAAATGCCTTGGCGTCGATGGACCTTGATGCCTATCACGGGGCATACATGTCGATGTTGGGAGGTTTGCAAAGCGGAGAGCTGCAGAGCGTAGACAACGTTCAGATGGCTGCGATCACGGATATGATTGGATTCGCCAACACCAAGTCCATAGGCAAAAAGATAACACCCGAAGAGTTCCCGTCTGCGCCTATAGAATTTAACGGACACACCATTGTTAGCATTACCGGGCACGACGCGGCGTTTGTTGAGGGCAACAAAATACGTGGCGAACTCGCGGTGAGACTCAGGAGCCCTGAGGGCGAAGAGAACTATTACTACCCTGACCTGACTGAATATCGAGGCGGCAATACCGCACAGCTATTAATTGATGCAGATGACGGAATGAAAAAGTTTGGTGGCACCTCGTTGATGTACGCCAATCTAAAAAATAACCCCGTTTACATGAAGTACATCGATGATGGGCGGGTCGAGAAAAAAGGTGGCGAAAAAGAAGTTGATGCCGCGGTTAAGACTCGTGTCGATGCGGTAGAGAAGGTGCTAGAAGACAACCGAGAAGCGGGACTTGCTAGCGCTTTATTTATCGAAAATCATGACCTGCAGTATTTGGTTAAACCCGGCGAGGACATTAACTCTATGCTCGACAACATGAGCGTCATTTACGATCGAGCTCGGAAAAACCTTCTGTACGGTACATCTACTCAGGACAGGGTTGACGACGCCCGAGGATTCACAGCAAAGCTGCAAGATCTTATGCCTTCAGTGATGGTCAATACCGGTGATCGGTCTCTAAAATCGTCAGGGGCTAATGGGCGCCAGACGGTACGCGGGAGTGGAATCGTCTCGCTAGAAGCCCTGATTGGCAAAGAAAACATTCAGAAGCTGCGTCCAAATCAGATGGCGTACATCAATGCCGCGATATCTAGCGAAGACGGTCTAACAGTTCCCGCACAAAAGTATGATCGGTTACAAGCATATCTGGAAAACCAAGGCTTAATGGCGAAGACACCATAAGGGGAACCGAATGGCTGGTATAAGTATAGGGCGCATAAGCCCATTCTCCCCAAACCTTCCTGAACAACCGACCGAGGACCTCGCTGACAAGCTCACCGATGGCGGAGTGCTGTCGGATACTCAGTTTGGGAAGGGCTTTGATGCGGGGATAGATCAGACCCAAGGTCTTGGTGGTGCCTTAAAGGCAACTGTCGGCAGCGCCATCGGAAAAGATGAGTGGGTTGATTCTGGTCTTGCTTACTACCGTCAGAAAATGCAGGACGCCGCTAACGTTGGCGCGAATGTCACCTCTGTTGAGGAGATAGATTCATTCGGAGACTTCACTGATTGGGCTGGTTACACGCTCGGCACTCTTGTGCCTGATGTGATCGGCGGTGGTGTTGGTGGGTTTGCAGCCAAAGCTGGCGCCAAGAAACTACTAAAAAGCAAGCTCGAGCAGGAAGCCGATACGATCGGCAAGCGACTTGCAGAAAAGGCTGTCCAAAAGAACTACGATGCTGCGGCTGGTTTTGTCGCGTACAGCGGAGCCCAGAACACAGCCTCCAACTTTGCTGAAATCTATGATGAAACAGGCATTGAGGCACCCGGCAAAGCTCTCGCTGTCGGCGTGGCTCAGGGAGCACTTGATCAGTTTGGTGTGCCACAGCGTGCGTTTAAGCGGATGTTTGGCTCAGACGGGTTAGAGCAGTTTAACGACGATATCGCTGAGCGAGTCTTTATGAGTAAAGACTACGTCATGGCAGTGAGCCGTGAGGCGATCAAGGCTGCTGGCGTAGAAGGATTTACAGAGGCTACTCAAGAGTTTCTCGGCAGAGCTGCGGTCGCATGGGCGGAAGAAAGCCTGCCCGTAGAGCAGCAACGTGAGTTTATGGATATTGTTGCGGACGAGCGCTCCAAGTCTATGTACATCAATGCGTTTGCTTCAGGAAGCCTAGCTGGCTTAGTTGGTGGTGGCGCTATCCAAGCCACAAAGTTTGGCGGTAAACGCCCAGAACAGCCAGACCCCGAGGGCGGATCGCCTTTCAGTGAAGAGGCTGAGCAGGCACGTATCAACCGCATGCCCGAGGCTCGTCGAAAGGTGGTCGCTCTGACTCAGGGCGATATGACTATCGACACAGAAGCGGGCCCGACCCCGGAGCCAACACCCGGTACGGTGTCGCTCACTGCACAAGAGACAACAATACAGCCCGGTCAGGACTCTAGCATGGACGTCTTGCTCGAGGGATATGATCAGCCCCCTGCAGACCCAAAGCTTTACTGGGGCAACATGCCCGTGCCGCTGCAAAAGCAGCTCATTGTTGACGGCATAGACGATGACCTAGCAACTGAGAATACCCTTCGATCGGCGGCGGAGAAGCTAGAAGGTTCAGCCCGTACGTCCGCATTAAACGCGATTGATGCATCTACGAGCCGCAACACGCGACGAGCAGTACCCAAGGCAACTCAGCAGACAGATGAGTTCAGCGGTGAGATCTTTATGGTCAGCACCCCGGAAACTCTGAGCCAGAAGATTGAGGCTTTTCACGATGCTGCTAACCGCGGACCAATCCCTAAAGCGATGGGCGCAGGTGAGTTCGTATCTGATGGCGTTACTGAAGCGGATATAAATTTCAACATTACGCCTTCTCAGGCTCCTGTATTTATGGGCACAGAGGACGGCAGAACCGTTCAGCTTCCGGGCTTAACTGACTTCGTAGGAAGCACAGACCCAACGGCTAATCCAGCCACTGAGGAAGCGGCTTCGATCTATCTTGACCTTGCAATGCGAGGCATGCCCAGTGAGTTCCGTGATCTTATTAAGGGGACTCATATACTCTCGACAGAGGATATTCCTCACGACGCCGACGCAGCATTTTTAGATCGATCTAGCGTTATCGGTATGCGGTTTGATCACTTGCTAGAGGGCGCAGATGACGAGCAGCGAGCCCGCCGAAACCGGTTTAACACCGCGCATGAAGTGATGCATGCTGCAGACTTTAAGAACGGGTACTCAGAATCCCTCGACCACTTTAAGATGAAGGTCGAAGACATTGATGGTGACGGTCAGCCTGATATCAGCATGGGCAGAGCCATCGAGGAAATCTTTGACCTATGGGAGTCTGATGCAGAGGGCTCTGGCTTCTTCGCGTATCCCCTCGACTCTCTCTACGACAACATAGCCAACCAAAACGGTGACCCGGAGAAGATTCAGCGGGTACTAGATAGCGCGAGAGAAGAGCTGTTTGCTCAGCTTGGAGCGTCCTATGTGGCTAATGAGGGATCGATACAAAAGAGTTTGCCGTTTGGGCATAGTATAATCGAGGATATATTCGCTAACCCTGTTCCGGCAGAGCAGTTAGTAACTAACGACGTAAGAGGTTTGTATGGGAATCAGGAAGCTAACCAAGAAGCCGCTACCTCCGAAGGTGCAGGAGTACTACGAGACGTTCGGGCACCTGCCGAGTCAGGAAGCATTCAAGTTCAAGACGAAGGGGGAGCTGGAGGAACTGGCGGACCTAGCGTTGTCGAGGAACAAGCCGGTGAAAGCGTGGGCGGAACGCCCGAACCTGAAGCTGGGGACACTGCAGGACAAGTATTACCAGTAGAAATCCAAAGCGTTAAACGTGCGGAGGATTTTGATTTAGACGGCACAATGAACGTCACCATGGCGGATGGTGATGTTTATCAAATATCTAGAGATCCGGTTGCAAGAGGCTGGGTTTTAGACCCCCAGCACGATGACGAGTTTAACCTTGATCCAACTCATCCATATTCCAATGGAATACTTGCCTCCAATAGAAAAGAAACTGAGGCAATAATTACCCAGCTTCATAACGAGAAGCTCGAGCGTAATGCCCCCGCTGTTGAAGCAGAGCCGGCGCCACGTCAGGAGCTGCGTGACACCCTAATACAGAGCATCTCCGAAGACGGCATATCTGCCGCACAACTGTCCGAGCAGGTGGGACAGGAGGAAGGAAACTTCCGAGACCTACTCGATCAGATGGAGGAAGACGGAGATATCCTGTCTGAGCTGACGCCCGACGGCGAGCGCTACTTCCCCAACCCTAATAACAGTAGATTTATCCGGGTTCCGACTGAATACACCCCTCCTAGACGACAAAAGTCTGGCAAGTACGTTGGTGCCCCGCGAGGAATTAACACCCCAGACAAGCTACGCCGACTGCGACAGGCAGTAAAAGAGATAGCGAAGAAAGGTGAGTACGGTCGTTTCTGGTATGAGCGTAGTGGCAAAAACATTCTAGAGATTACAGGCGGAAACAAAGAAGACGCCCGTAAACTCGTTGCCGCTATTGCAATCACCTCACCTCAGACAGGGGTGGATACGAACTTTGAATTTGCTGTTCAGGCTTACTATCAGTGGAAGAACGGCAAGCCCATTGAAAGCGGCATATTCCCCACCTCCATGGGCAAGAAGATGGAGGATGTTTTCAACAGCGATAAGGGCTTCTCGGGACGCAAAACAAGCAACTTTGAAAACAATTTGCTGCGTGTCATCGACGACGACTTGGAGCAAGGCGTCACCACAGACATATGGATGATGCGAGCCTTTGGCTATCCCAGCGATAACCCTACTGATTTAAATTATGACTTCGTAGAGAACGAAACTCTGCGTATTGCCAATGAGCTCGGCTGGGAGCCCCAGCAAGTACAGGCTGCCATCTGGGTTGAGATCAAAGCTCGAATGGAATCCAAGCCATTGAAGAAGGCTGTTGATGCGCTGTCTCAGCTGAAGGGCTACTTCAAGTTTGTCTCAGACAGTAAAGGCAAGAAGATTAGGCAGTTCAAGGATCTTGCTTCCGAGCAAGCGCATGGTCAGCTTTGGGTCAAAAAAGCTTTGGCATATGAACCGACTGAAGCTGAGATGGAATCTGCGAAGTTCGATTACAAAGATGCAGCACTGAACAAGCTGGCACAGATTAGTGTCGAGTCAATACCGTCAACCAAGTCAGGGCATTTCCCTGAGATCTTTGACGCCACCGAAGGTGAGATCATTGAATTCCATCACCAGATGGATAAGGCATTCCTTGACGATGATGGATACGACATTGTTGCCAGGGAGCTTGGAATGCTCCAAATGGGAGTATCCGTTGGGCTTGGATCATGGGAAGGTCGAAACGATCCGGTCTCACAAAACGAAGTAGTAGTCCCTCGGCAGTACAGAGTCAAAGAGGACGGCGTCATTTCAAAGGATGCCGAGGATCTGATTCACGCTTACTCAGCAGTCAAGGGCATCCTGCTCAAGCAAGACGCCATCGGATATCACCGACCATTCTTCAAAGACTCCAATACCCGTGCGTCCCAGAATGGGGCTGACGTAGATATCGGCAGACCGTTCTCGAAAAGAGAGACTCAGGAGATTAGCCGGCTGTTGTCGGAGTATGGCATTGAGCCTATATCAACCGGGACGGGCGTTCGGTTTATTAATTTTTCCGATGCCGACGGTAATTCGTTCTCCGGGCTTGTGAACTATGCCCGGAAGAAAAGCGAAACGGACTTCGAGAAAGCTATCAACAATGCGCTTACTCAGATAGAATTCGATAACGATGAGAGCTTTACGGCGAAACGATTCGTTTCAGATAACGGTCTCATCGAAAATGATTGGACGGAGAACACCAATGGCGAAGGGTATTTGGAAAACCGCCTCAGCGGACGACCCGATTTACAAGGAAGGGTTAAGGATCTCGTCACTCAACTTCAGCCGAGAGTACGGCAAGTTGAAGACGAGTTCAGCGAAAGATACGGATGGACGCAAAACCGCGAACTCAACCGAGTCTATGACGAGCAGCCAGAAACCCAGCCAGAAGTAAGCAAAGCTCGCTTCATACGCCGGACCAATCCTAAGCCGGCAGCATTCCGAGACGAGGACCTTCGTGCCGTCGCACGAGAAACAGCCGTAAGAGAATTCGAGAGCTCTGGTATTGAGCCCGGAGAATCTGTTGCGGATATCGATATCGACGAGCTAATCATTCCACCAACGTTCCGTCGCCTGCTAAGGGCGCTTGAGCGTGACGACTACCTCGGGTTTGATCGCATCGATGACGTGATGCTTGCGGTGTTCGACGATGACATTGACGGCTTCGATCCATCACCCGGTCTCAAGTCATCTATCGGTCGATACATCAACGACACCATGGGTGAGAACGGTCCTATCGTTCCAGTTAGCAACAGGACTATCCCGAAGGTCGCTAGCGCATATAAGAAGCTACGTCGCGGTGAGATTGAGATCGATGAGTATCTTCGCGTGGTTGGGTCTACCGTTAAGCCGTACACCTCAGTGCCTGATCCTGCGTCCGTAGAAGAGATGCGTGGCGCACTGCAAGCAAACCAGAAAGACCTGATTGACGTGGCTATCAACGAGGGTGCTGAGGTTGGTTTGCGTTTAGATATACCTGCATACGACCGACACAATGTCTGGGTTCCAACGATTCACGAGAAGACAACTAAGTCTCATCGCAGTACAGCCCGGGTAGCTGGCGCGCTGTTCAAGGCTGCTCCGAACACCTCCATAAAGATTATGGAAGGCGATATGAGCAAGGTTACCTATGCGCGAATCATGGGTAGCTTTGTTAACAAGACTCCAGAACAGAACTACAACGACGCAGTAGCGGCTCTCAATGATCCTCAGTGGACACAGGTTGGCATGGACCCACGCCGACGAGAGGGGTTCTATGATCGTCGCACCATGGACCCCATCATTTCTGCGGAAGAAGTGATTCAGGTCGGTCCTCTCGTTCTGGCAAAGAACGCTGTACGTGGTGACATAAACAAAGCCCGTTACCACCGTAGAGAAGAGCAGGCAGACTCCCACGACATTAGCTTTAACCTTGATGACGAGTACCTCGTTACCTTGGATCTCGATCAGCGCCTAAGCCGGGCATTCCCTGCGTCACTTCGAAAGGCTCTTGGCGACAGGATAGAGAAGCTGAAGGAGTTAGAGAATCGCATGGCTGCATCGGTGGGGCTCGAGCGATTGCCAGCATCAATATCAGCACACGACGCTGAGAACCTGATGCACTCTAAGGTGCAGAACCAGATCGATAAATTTGAAGATAGCTACATCAAGCCAATAGCGGCTTTGATGAAGGCGGCTGAACTAGACACAAACCAAGTCGGTCTCTACTTGCTGGCAAAGCATGCCCCGGAACGTAACCGGGTGATCGCAGAGCGCGAGAGAGAGATGCGGGCCCAGCAAATAGAGCAGCTTAACAAGGCTCTAGAGGACTCCATGGGGGCACTAGATCGCCCGTCTGAGTCAATCGTTGAGCGACTAGATCGCCTCGAGAATGAGCCCCTAAAGTTTCAGGAGACCGGCTCGGGAATGACCGATGAGCAATCTGTATCCGTAGTTGCTACAGCCAAGCTTGAAGACAAGTACGACGCCCTCGAGGAAATTGCTGACAAGACATACGAGATGTTGACGGCTATGCGTCAGAACATGGTCGATAAAGGTCTGCTTGATGACGAGACTCGCGAGGACTGGCAGGATCGTTATGAGTTTTATGTTCCCCTTAAAGGATTTGCTGCGACAGAGGTAGACGGTGACATGGTTACCGGCAATGGCTCAAAGGGCTTTAGCATTAAGGGCAAGGAATCCTTCAAGGCGAAGGGTCGTATCACGATGCCTGAGAACCCCTTGCTCAACTCTTTCATCGATGGCGAAACAAAAATTGTCCGGGCGGAAAAAAATGTAATCGCTCAACGCCTGTTGAAGCTTGTAACTAAATTCAAGTCCAGCCAATGGAGCGTATACCCACCAACGCAATACCCATTCCAGTCCCCACCCGACGACATCAGTGTGCGTAAGAGCCAAAGCGTAATGGCTAACGAGGAGCGCCCAGACGCCCCCGGTGTTAAGCGATACATACAGGTCAAGCGTAACGGTCAGGATCACTTTATTGAGATACGAGACCTAGAGCTTAACAAGCAGCTGCAGTCCGCCAGTATCGGCATATTCAATTCCGACATCGAGTCCCTCAATCAGGTAATGCAAGGGCTGCGAATGTTTCAGAATTTCCGGCGCAACATGTACATCAACTACAACCCAACCTGGGGTGCAGTAAACCCAATACGTGACGTTCAGACCGGGGTGGGCTACCTCTTAGCAGAGCAGGACTCTCGGGCGGGAAGGCTCAAGGGTAAGAAGATAATTAAGAATGTTATCTATGGATACCCATCTGCGTACAAGGCGTTGTGGCGTGATTCTCGTGGAAAAGATCCGGAGACTGACAAGGCGAGAGAGCTTGCCCAGTATGTTCAGGACTACAAGGATGATGGTGCCCCCACGGGTCTGTCTTACACCAAGAACCTTGACGAGCAGGGTCGCAGAATAAAAAGACTGATGAACGAGGGTAACGTCATGAAGACCCTCAAGTTCGTTGGCAAATACGTCGAAGACTTTAACCAAGTCATGGAGAACGTGACCAGATTCTCCACCTATGTCGAGTCACGTAAAGCCGGTGTTGAAAGAACAACCGCAGCTACGATTGCTAAAGATCTTACTGTTAACTTCAACCGCAAAGGCGAGCTTAGTGGAAGCATGGATACCTTCTTCCTCTTCTTTAATGCGGCTTGGCAGGGCAACATAAATACAGCTGGACCGGCTCTCAAGTCTGGTCGAGATGGAGAAAAGATAACCAAGGCGCGCGCATTGATTGCAGGTCTGGTGATGTTTGGTTTCGCTCGGACGCTCATGAATATATGGATGTCTGGCGAGGATGACGACGGTGAGTCTACCTACCTCGATTACAATGAGTACGCTCAGAAGACCGGCATGCTGTTCCGCATGAGCGACGAGCAAGGCGTTGCCATACCCAAATCTTATGGCTGGGGGTTCTATGACGACCTCGGGCGCTTAGGTGCAGAGCTGTCGATGAACCTAAAGGATCCCGATACGGTTGCCGTGGATCTCTTTGGCTCGATAGACCGACACTTCAACCCTCAGGGTATTCATGCGGTAGAAGATCGAGATGCAGTTGAGTCGGCAGTACTGAAACTCGGCTTCTTGGCGTCCCCTGATGTTGGTGACTTCCTACTGGAACAGGCTGCGAACATTAATTACTTCGGTGAAAACATCGAGGTGCCTCAGAACTCGTTCCTCATTCCGACCCCGGCATCACAGAAAACTCGCCGCGGCACGGCAGACTGGATCGAATCAACGACAAAGACTATCGCTCAGGTTTTTGGCGGTAGCGATTACCGAGACGGCACGCTCGAGATTAACCCGGATCGCGTACAGCACGCTTTAAACTTTATGTTTGGTGGCATGGGGCGCTTCTTTAATGACGCTGCAGACACTGCCCACAAGTGGCGAAACGATAAGCCCGATGATTTAAAGCTGGATGATATACCCATCATTCGCTCGTTCTTCCCTCGACCTAGTGCATATAAGGACCGGGTCACTTTCTATGACGCCCGTAATGAGTGGGGTCAGTACTGGGATGAGTACAGTGACGCAAATAGCACCGGCAAGGCAGCTCTCCGTGAGGAGTTTGGACCCAAGCTTTACCAGTTTGAGATCTTCCATAAGCAAGCAAACAAGGCTCTCAGAAAGCTCTCACAACAAAAGAAGAAAGTAGAGCAAGCCGAAAACGTAGAAGCCGTCCTGCGCTATAGGAGGCTTGATGAGATAAGCGACCAACAAGAGTTGATTTATGACCGGTACAACAAGCGCTGGAATGAGATCAAACCGTAGGAGGCACAGTGGCAAACGAACCCACAGATAAAGCTCTCTATGCCCGCGTAAAGGCAGCGGCAAAGAAGAAGTTCAAGGTCTATCCATCAGCCTATGCGAACGGCTGGCTAGTACGTGAGTACAAAAAACGTGGCGGCAAATACAAAACGGTGAAGAAAAGTGGCAAAAAGTGATGGCGGATTAACTCGTTGGTTCAAAGAGGACTGGGTTGATATCAAGACTGGGAAGAAGTGCGGAAGGTCTGGCAAGAAGGATAAGCGTAAAGGATACCCCGCTTGCCGACCATCAAAGCGTGTCTCGGCTAAGACCCCGAAGACTGCTTCTGAAATGAGCGCTGCTGAAAAAGCCAAGATGAAAAAGGCGAAGACTGGTTCGAAAAAGATTCCGTATCAGCACAAGCGCACGAAGTAATCGGACTAGGGTCCTTAGAGAAAAGCGAAGACCCATAGATCTTATACTGCCGCACCTTTCGTATGATTGTACTTGAGTGAACCCCAACAACGTATGACACCTCGTCGTACGTCTTACCCTTGTCGAGCAGCTCCATAGCCTGCTTGACCTCGTCCTCGCTCACTTAACCAGTCTCAGGTGTGAATAGCATCGCTTCTCTTCAACCGGCTCTACATCAGCTAGATGACCGACCTCCGGCGATGAATAGGCGTAGTTAAGAACGTTCACCACGTCTGATTTAGAGCGCCGTACCATAACAGTCTCAATCTCGACTAGCTTCAGGTCTTTACCTGATTCCATCAAGCCATCAAGACAGTTGCGGTGACTCTTGGACGTATCAAAAAACGTCGTTACCGGCGGACATTCGTTGTGATCTACAATTCGATATATTTTCCAAGTGGTCATAACTCTGCTCCAAATAAAACGGGCATCTCACCCCCCGCAAAGGCGGGTCGGATGGGGTGAGACCCCTAAAACAGGTTGTAGTCCACTGGGCAGAGTGCAGCTCTCGAGCGCATCTCATGAGTGCTTTGTAACTTATTGATATGCTTGGCTAAGCCAGAAATAACAAGGGATTCCACCTTGCCAAGGTTGAGGTCGCGAGTTCGAATCTCGTTTCCCGCTCCATATTCTGTTTCACCAGCCACATCAATAGGTTACGTCTGCCCCTGTGGGGTCCAACCTAACCGCAAGGGATCCGAGGTGTTCAATGAACAGGGGATCCCTCTTTTTTTTAAGGTTGGAGTACTCCTTCCAACCTGTTCACCACAGTCCTCTTATGCTCAGTTCCCAAGTGGGTATACCGGGCAATCGAGTTCAAGCTACTCCAGTTACCAAGCTCCTTTAGCTCAATAGCTTGAGTGCCATTCTTTATGTGCAGACTGGCGAACGTGTGGCGAAGGGTGTGAAAGGTTGTCCCTTCCGGTAGACCTGCACTCTTAACCGCCTTCCTCCAAGTCTTGTTGCACACCGCCTTTACCGATAGCGGGTTACCGCACTGCTGGAAAAAAACATAAGCAACTTCACCCAGCCGTGGGTATCGATGCTCTATATCCAGCTTCTCATTGTGACGCCGCTTCAGTAATGCTTGAAGCGTTCGACCGAGAGGAATACACAACGGCTTGTTGTTCTTCATCTCGTGTGCCGGTATCACGATCTCGGTGAAATCGCGGGAAACGTACCGCCAGCGCAAAGCTCTAACATTGTTGTTTCGCATCCCGGTGTGGACTGCAAACTTCGCCATGTCAGAGCGCAGTGGATCCAAGTTATTCAGAAGCCGTTGTATCTGGTCTGGCTCTAAGTAGTTGGTCCGCTTGTTCTCCTCGAGCAGCTTGATTTTTGGCGGGACAAACTGAAGATCCAGTTCCTCCACCCCGAAATTCAGCATCGCTCTTAGATAAGTCAGGTAACAATTGACGGTTGCTCGTGCGAGACCGCGATCCTCGATTAGCTCCTGCTGCATCATATAGATTTCAGCTTTCTTGAGCTCATCGATTGGTCGATCACCCCACCGGGCTCCCATCTCACCAATGACTCTGTGCGCGACTTCGTTTCTTTCCTTGCCTCGAGAGCTCTTGCTCTTGAGATAAACACCTGCAAGTTCTTTAAACGTCCATTGCTTCATGTTGTCTCTCCATGTTTGCGGAGATGCGCCCGAAGCTTTAACGATAATATGATGTTCCTTCTGCATGCTTCAACCTTTTTTAATCCGACTTAAAAAAGCCCCCCGAGAGGGGCAAGCGCTAAGGGTCCAGCTCGTAACGTGAGCCAACCGATAATTTAGTGAGGCGTTGCTACTAGAGGAGCCTCAAACCTCCCTGTGATCTGGGAAAACACATGGAAACCCGCCACAGTAGCCCAAGGATGGGATTATTGAATCAACTCACCTTCGGCGACTCCGGTCTCGTAGTCTTCGGTGGGCAGTAATTTTTTCAAGTCTAGATTGATAACTTCCAAGCCAATTCGAGCAAGCTCTAGTGTGGTGCTCATAGCAGCCAGTGCGTTCTGACCGTTCTGCGCTCTGACTAAAAGCTCCTTGCAGGGCTGGCTAAGATCGGAGACGTTGTAAATATTGCCGCCAACCTGGATCTGCTGTTCTTCGCTCATCGTTTCTTTCTCCGTGCGTTGTCGCGTACTAATCGATACGAGCGTGGCGCGATCAGCGACAGCTCTGCTTGAGGGGTTTGTCGATCCGTGAATGAATGACCTCTGCCGCAAGCCTCGCAGTACGGTTCGGCTTGGGCACTCCTGTCGCGGACGCCAACCATCTCAATCGCCAAGTCGGGAGCAAGCTCCAGAGGATCATCTCCAACCTGAATAACGTGCTCTTCAACGCCCAATTCCGATTTGATGTTTATGATCCCCTCTTGGCGGTCTCGATAATTTCTGACGCCGCGAATCCATATCCGGTGGTCGAAGGATGCGTTTGGATTTGTTTCATCCAAATCGTAGCCCCCAAAAACCACCGTGTTTACAGCTCTGGTGATTCGCAGTCCCATACACTAATGTCCTTAAATTGAGAACGGATCGCCAAATGGGTCTGATTCTTGCTGAGGCGCGGGTGCAGGTGTCTGCAGAGTCGCCACCTTTTTTTCATTGATTCTGATAGAAAGCTGCGGTTGCCCGGCTTGACTTAGCTCCTTACAGATATCGATGTAGGCATCAGACCCTTGCGGAATATTGACCTTGTTGATGACCCCGCTGTAGATAGGGATCATCTGCTGCTTGTCTTGATCAGACTTGCCTTGGAACCAGTCGTACTGCATGAGTCGCTCCATCTCTCTCTGCTTAGCTTCAGGCTTGGCAGCCCAAGCCTTGCCCTCGTTTGATTTAAAATTCTCGCTCATTACAAAACTCCATATTTAATGTTGATTTGACGGTTGTTGTTTTCCCGTCGGAATGACTCTGGCGAGCCACCCCGGTCGAGGACGGCTTGTTCGCCGCCAAGGTATTCATAGGCTTTTCGGTAGTCGATTGTTGGGGTTCGGTTAACAAGCTGAACAGTGACCAGCCCGTCTGTGACAGAGCAGTTGTAATGGTCGGCTATGGTTTTCTTCAGCGAATCAGATTTCTTTTTGATGGAGGCAATTTCATCAAGGTCATCACGGTGGGTCTCCTCCAAGCTGGCAAGCCTTTGCTGTAACTGACTGAGCTCTTCCATCTCTAGTGTCGGCTTTACCGTAACTACCTCACCCTGTGCGGGCTCGAGGAATTGCTGCCTGAGCTCCTCGTCACCGGCAATCATGTGCATGTGGTCGTACCATGCTTCGTACAGGCTAACTCGCTGCACAGTTCCGGATGAGGGCTCTGGTAGCAGCTTGCCGGGAACCTGCTCATATAGCCAACCATCAACGCGCTGCACTCGCTCGAGCAAAAAATCCGGGGGCGTCACCTCGTCCTTGGCTAAGTAGCAGAAAAAGTCGCACCAATTTACGTCAAGGCACTCCATCTGCACGTACACCTGCCACAGGTACATTTTTTTCTTTTGATCGAAAACGCTGTAGGGCTTCTTGTTGTACTTAGGATAAGGACACTTAATCTCAATGCATCCATCCAAGCCAACGAGTCCATCGGGACTTGCGGCAAGGAAGGGGTAAGTCGGGTGAACAATTAGTCCGGTCTCAGTTACATTCTGACCTGTGTGATACTCGTAATAATCACGAGCCAGCTCCTCCATATCAGAGCCGTGCTGTACCGCTGGACTCATAACGAACTCACTGGGCATGCCGCAAAGGTCTCTCACCTTCTTGCGGAGATAGTCCTTGGAGGTCTCGTATGGGTTGTTACCCTCAAGGGCGGCGCAGCCGGTTGCGGTGACATAGGGCTTTCGGTCTTCAAGCCATTGGCTGTCTTGCTGCTTAGACAATTTTTTTGCCCTCCGCATCAAAGTTTCTTTCAGTCCAGCGACCGAAAACCTCAGGCAGAGGGTCTAGCTTTCTGTTGCGGCAACCTTTTTCATAGAGCGCATAGCATTTTTTTGCCGTCTCGAGCGTGGTTGCGTCTTTCATTCCCGAGGCTGCCCAAAGCTCACTGCGCTGAGCATCTTCTTCAGAACCAGCCGTATTCGGTTTCGCTTTCTTTGGTGCGGCTCTTCCAGCCGGCGCCTTCTTGACCGCAGTTTGCTTCTTTGCCTCAACAGCTGTTGGTAAGTCTTCCGCAGCCGACCTCTCTATAACGTCCTCATCACCACCCAGCCCGAGCGCAAGCATCAGCGAGTAGCGCTTTGCGTAGGTTATAGCCCCGCCGTACTTGTGCTCGTCTTGTTTGCTTGCGGGTATTCTAACGACGCCCGAAGAGAGGCAGCCGCCGTGACCGTAGATCACTGTCTCAATTGCTGCGCCACCTGCGGTGGGGTGAGAGATATGCTGAAAGAAAATCTTCTGCTCGTGCATCCGGGGACGCACCTTCTCGAGAATCTTTTCATAAGTAGCGTACTTGCCGTAACCGCCTCTAGAATCTTTGAGGACAATAATTTCGTTTTTGTGAAACTCGACAAGAGCGTTTTGCAGATCGGCAGACATATGAGTCTGCACTGTTTGTGGCAATTCCATGTTTACAATCCATGATTAAACTTTCATCACGGATATTATGTTGTGAATCCCGACATGTCAATATTGATTACAGAATTTACATGCCGGGTTGAGATTTATTTCAATTTACCTCTAGTGAAAAGCTATTTTGAACGAGGAACTCTTCAACTTGTGCGCCCCAGTGTGTAACCGACGTGGACGCAAGCATCATGACGTTGATAGAAACCCACATAACCCGATCTTCATCGAGCGGCGCCATTTTCAACAAGTAAGCTTCAGGGAGTGGCGTGTATTCGGTCAAGAAGTTGAGCACGCTTTCCCCTGTTGCCAGCACCGCAGTAGACGAGTCCGTAATCGCTTTGTACATAGCGGGACGTCTAAATCGAAGCTGTTCCATCGGGCATGCATGGTCCGGGTCTAAGCCGTATTTTTTCATGGCTTGATCGGCGCCGGGATCCCGGTAAACCGTACCAAAATCTCGAGTCATGATGCCCATATAAACACCGTCTGTCACTCCAACCACAGGCATAACCTCTGGCGATTTAGCCGGTCCCTGTCCTATGTTGACGTTCAAGACGCCTCTTTGCGATTTTAGTAATTTAGCTGCTTTATCCTTCCAGTAAGCTCTATCGTGTCTCCGCATCGCTATCTTTTGCACCTCTACTTCTAATATCCGCAACGACCGCTAGCGAATCCAGCACCGCAGCACCTTGTATTTTATCTTCGTAAGCCTCAACACAAATTTCGGCAAACAGTTCAGGGCTCATGACGTGCTCGTCTTCGTGTTCAAGGATCTTGACGAACTGAATAGAGTTCACCAGCTTTTTGATGTTTATGCTGGACGATGATGCGCCATACACCCACTCCATGATGTCGATGCCAAGATGGTCAGCGACCCGCTTTATTTCTCCGTGCTCCCGGGGCACTGCACCGGTCAGCCAATTTGATGCTTGACTGTGCGACACACCAAGCTCCTCCGATAAACGCTGAGCTCTACCCCAACCGGGATATCCAAGTTCAGACAGTTTTTTTGCAAAACATTCTGCGCGTTGACTCTTGCTCCATTCCATGACGATGTGATTTCCAATCCAATTTTAGTTAAGGACCCTGGAGTTTACATTTTCAACCCTGATTTGGAAGCTGTTAATTCGTACAGTGGTTTTCTGCGTAGTTTTTCAAGGTCCAACCTTGACAATACACTTTAGCCAGTCGTACAGTTCAACTCACCACGGATTTGGAAGCTTCACTGGATGGAAAATTCAGCAACCGATTACACGATCATTATCAACGAAGTGCTTCGTGACAATCGACTAAGCGCGAGTGACTTAGGTTTGCTGGCTTATCTCCTCCACCTTCCCTTGACGTGGAAAATTCAACCCATACAACTGGCTGATCGCTTTGGCTGCAACAGGCAAACGATCTATAGCCAGCTCAAACGGCTCAAAGATCTTGAGTACGTTGAGTACGAACGAATCAGAAAGGCTGGATCGTTTTCCGGGGGTCAGTGGAAAGTGTCTAAATTACCGTGTCCGAAAAAACCGGATGCGGTAAATCGAACACTACTAAGTACTAATAGTTTACTAAATAAGAAAGATACTAAAGAGCCTCCAACGGATTGGCGGGAAAAGCTATACGCCGATCGTCCAGAGTGCGTTCTAGCTGAGGCGTGGCAGCGCTGGATCGATTACAAAATCGAGCAGAATAAGAATCGTCCGGTCTCACAGCGCACCGTAAGCATGTCGAAGAATCGGCTCATCGCTCTCGACAAAAAGGGCTTCGACACTTCCGGTGTTATCGAGGTCACCATCAACCGAAATTGGAAAGGGATCGGCGACGACAGCTACAGCGCATATGACCGCTGCAAGCGAGATCTAGCCGAGCAGTTAATAATTTAATGGATATACGCGAATTAAAAATTGAGCTGGGCAGTCGTGCATTGTCTCTTTGCTCTACGTTGCTGCCTGAAGGCAAAGTGGAAGGCAAAAACTGGGCTGTCGGCTCTCTCTCAGGAGAGACTGGTAGATCGTTGCAGGTTTGTATTTCTGGTGATGATCAGGGCAAGTGGTATGACCATGCAACGAGCGAAGGTGGCGACATCCTTTCTCTGATCATGCATGTACGCCGGGTCGATCTGCGTGAGGCGATGGAGTGGGGTCGGCGCGAGTGCAACATCAGAGAAAAGCATCACGCCAAAATAAAATCAGCGCAACCTAAGGCTTATAACGTTGCCCGGCTGCCTCCCCCCAGCGAAGACTCCTCCGTTTTGGAGAAGGTCATGCTCGACCGAGGGTTTCAAAATTGCTCCACGGTTATCGAAAGACACAAACTGCTTAGCGTCAAAACCAGCAGGGGTCTCGACGTTGTCTTCCCATATTACAGCCCTGAAGGCTCGCTAGAGTTTGTAAAGAACAAGGCGCTTGACCATGACGGTCACCCCGGTATGTGTGGTCAGAGCAATCTGAAGCCGATTTTGTTTGGCTGGCACACGCTACCACCGGGCTGTCGCCAAGTGTGGCTTACCGAGGGCGAATGGGATGCCGTTGCCGCTACGGAGCTAGGATTCCCCGCCCTGAGCGTACCCATGGGCGGCGGCAAAGGCGCGAAGCAGACCAAGTGGATTGCGAATGAGTATGAAAACCTAGCTCGCTTCGAAGAGATTGTTATCGCCACAGATATGGACGATCAAGGTGAGCTCGCTGCAAAGGAAATCGAACAGCGCCTCGGTGATCGCTGCATAAGGGTGAAGCTGCCGGTCAAAGACATAAACGAATTACTGCAATCTCAGGGTGCCGAGCAAGCCAAGTTTGTTTTGCAGAAGTGCTATGAGGATGCGAAGTGGCAGGACCCCGAAACCCTGCGCTCTGTTGCCGAGTTTTCGGACGACATCACAGATTACTTCGAGGACAAAGACAGCCGCACCACTGGATTTTCAATGGGCTGGGGCAAGACCGAAGAGATCGACTATCGATTCAGACCCAGCGAGCTGATTGGTTGCGTTGGCTTTTCTGGATCTGGCAAGACCATGTTCTTGGGTCAGCTGGCGCTGAATGCGATTGCTCAGGACCAAAAGATTTTAGTCGCGTCGATGGAGATGTCCCCCAAGAATCTGCTGGGTCGCATGTTCCAGCAAGCGTGTGCAACGTCGAGCCCGACCTCCGAGTACCGCACGAAAATCATGGAGTGGATGGCGCAGAACCTCTGGCTCTTCATCGACAACTTAAACCCCAAGATTCATGACCTGCTGAAGTGCTTTGAGTATGCCTATAGGCGCTACGGCGTGAATGTTTTTGTTATCGACAGCCTCACTTGCATGTGCTCTCACGAGGACTATCGGAAGCAGCAGGAAATTGTCGAGCAGATAGTCCAGTTCAAGAACGCATTCAACTGCACCGTGTTCCTCGTAACGCATTCCCGCAAACAGGAAGACGAGTCCCGGGCTCCCGGTAAGTTCGATGTGAAAGGTTCCGGAGCAATCACAGACCTTGCCGACAGCTTCTTCTCGATCTGGAAGAACAAGAAAAAATCAGAGCACATGCAGATCTGCCGGCTCACGGGTGATGAGCCCAACCCCGACGTCGCAAAGCAGTGGGATGTTCAGGTCAATGTTTTGAAAAACCGTAACGGACAGTATGAGGGTCGAATCGGCTTCGATTTTCACGATGAGACCTGCCAGTACTTAGACTCCCGCGGGGCAAAGCCTCGGCGGTACGTGCAGTGGAGCAAGGGGGCGTGATGGTTGAGGCAGAGGTGTTTGCACACAACATTCGTAAAGCCGGTGGATTAGTAAGAGATGCTGAGGAAACGGCATGCAGGATGGAAGCCGAGGAGAAGAAGCAGTTTGCGCTGTTACAAGTTCGGGCCCTGAGCGAGGGATACAAGAGCGTGGCGTCTCAAACTACCTACGCAGACGCAAGCGAGGAAATGTATCAGGCGCGAATAAATCGCGGAGTAGCCAAGGCGGGAATTGCAGCAGCAAAAGCAAACCTTCTTGCGGCTGAAGTCGAGTTCAAGGTTTGGCAAACCCGGATGGCAACCATCAGACAGGAGAAGCGGGTTTATGGAGCCTGACTGGATTGCATTAGCTCGTGACACGATCGAGGCGCAGCAGCGCTACGACATTCGCCGGCAGATTGATTTTTTTGAGCGGCTGATCGAATTACGAAAAGCTGAAACCCAAAACCCCACGGACGGCAAAAAGAGAGGGGCTAATGACTGAGTATGAAGTCAAAGAATCCAAACCGTGCAGAGAGGGAATGGATGAACGCCATAGCAACGCACGGCTGCGTCGTGTGTCACAGGGAGTTTGGGATTTTCACGGAAGCGGAGATACATCATATCGATGGCAAGACCAAGCCGGGGGCGCATTTAAAGACGATCCCCCTGTGCTATCGGCATCACAGAGGAGGAGAAGACTGCAATGTTTATACCTCGAGACACCCCTTCAAAAAGAGGTTTGAAGAACGATATGGAAAAGAGCAAGAGCTACTCGAAAGCATCCAAGGCGAGCTTGGATTCTGTTACACCTGATCAGTGGGATCGCGTGTCCAAGCCTCAGCATTATCGCTCTCATCACGACGAGTACCCGGAGCTAGAGTGCATTGATGCTATTCAGGCGTCTATGCCTCCAGAGCTGTTCGCTGCTTACCTCAAAGGGTCAGCCATGAAGTATCTGTGGCGCTACGAGAACAAGGGAGAGCCTTTAAACGATCTAAGGAAGGCAAAGACTTTTCTTGATTTTCTGATTTCGCATGTCAATCAACAGTAGGAACAAAGGAGCCGCCTTTGAGCGTGAGGTGTGCTCTTGGATTTTCGATGAGTTTGGAGTGAAGGTTCGCAGAAACCTCGAGCAGTATCAGGTCGTCGATTTAGCCGACATTGAGATGCCTCCATTCACAATCGAGTGCAAGCGCTACGGGTCGGGCAACTGGCATAAGCCAGTCTGGTGGGAGCAGGTTTGTCGTGCAGCCAAAAACGACAGCATCCCGTTACTTATCTATCGCTTCGATCGACAGCCCACCCGGCTGGTGTTTCCCCTTCACGTCTTAGGGGATTACCCGGCAAACAACGACATGACCTGCACGGTCGGGCTTGATGAAGGGGCGCTGATCATTCGAGAGGCATTGAATGAGACCCGGAGACTTCAGGAATCAAGTGAGCCTGTCAGCAAAAAAACTGTATTGGGATCAGGTACTGGCTGACATACAAGACAGGTTCGGACCACAGTTTCATGACCTAGCGGTTGAGACTGTTATCTACTATCTGCCCGGTGAAATCTGTGAGCTTTCAAGCGCGGAAGAGCGCAAAGCTGTTATTGACTCAATCCCAGACGATTGTTCGCCCGCGCACGCAAAGCAACTGATCATCAATGGCACGAGAGTGCTGTGGAAGAAGCGCAATGTGGGCTCATGATTTAGCGCTGGGTGTTGAGGCTGAGCTTAGAGTGCTGCGTGATCTGCAGCAGCGATACCCGGATGCCAGAAAAATCTATGGCGAACACTCAGCGTATGACTTGGAGGTGCCCGGGCAGTTCACCGTGGAGGTAAAGTTTGATCCAGCCTCTCAAAGAACCCGCAACATTGTGGTTGAGTACTACCACCGCAAGGTGTCTGGACTGCATACCAGTACGGCAGACTGGTGGGTGTTTGACACTGGAGAGAGGTTTATCTGGCTCACCAGAGCTGCCGTACATTCGTGCATTATCGGCGAGGGTATCGACCCGGTAAAAATTCGAGGTCCGGGAGATCGCCATCCGAAGTGGGTGTTTCTTGTTCCTGTGGAGACGATTGCTCGATACTCATCCGAAGCGCCATAAGCGCCATGTCAGGAACCTTTCTGAAGCCCTTGCTCACGCTTGGGCGCATCCAGTTTTTGACCGTCCACGGACTAACAGCTATACGCCCTGCCACATCAGCGGCGGTGAGCTGATACTCTTTCATTAGCTGCATCAATTGCAGGTTGTTCGACATCGTTGAACTCCAGGTTGTTTGCGTACAAGAACATTGCGACAACGGCTGCAAAACAGCCGAGCTCATACCTGCTCACTAATGATCTGCGTCAGTTCTCTGAGCAGCTCCTGTTGCCGGGCTATCTTCATGATGTCGGGCTGTACCAGCGCAGTGATGATCTGGTTAGCTTCGAAAGGCGTCAGCACAATAGGCGCTTTCAGACCTTGCGAAGTGAGCTCGAGTGTTTTGCGCTGCTTCTCTTGCAGCATGTTGATTACTTGCTGTTTGTTCATTCGTACGTCTCCAAAATGTAGTTTTTAAATTTCTCAAGACTGTTGCTATCAAGCTCGATGGTCTCGCCCATGTATGTCAGCTCATTCCAGTCCACATAACGCTCGCTCTCAACAAGCCCGGCACCCCAGAACTCGGACGATGGGTACTCCGTCCAGATCTGAAGGTTGTCGATTTCGATATTCCCGGGATTAATTTGAATGAGTGCCGTAATCATTGGCTGCCCTACCTCCGTTCCAGTCGAATTCAATGAACTCGCCAACAGTGAATTCGCTGGCTTCTACGTCTTTAACAAACGCCTGAGTTGCCGGGAAAGTGACGAGCTCACTGTGCCCGAAGTAGTGGTCACGTATCGTGTGTACGAGGTCTTGGTTGCAACCTTCCTCAACAAGGATGTGACGCACCTTCCGATGCGCGTAGTCGTTGATGTCGAAAGGTTTAATGTGCGGACGCATTGGCGTTCCCCTTTTGCCGCTCGGTTTGCTGGGGAGGCTCATGACTGCTCCTCCCGCTTCTCAGCCCATGCCTCAAGACCCATCCTTACGAATCGGTCTTCACCGATTTCATCAAGGTCGGCGAGCTGCAAATTGACCTGTACTAATGGTCCGTTGATGCAAGCGCTCGCAACTCGTGAAGTAATCTGGTGCCTACCCACGCAACCCACAAAAACATCGAGCCGCTCTGCGACGATGTTGATCAAGTGGTTAAGATCGTTGTTCGAAAGCTGGCTGGCGAGTTGACCCATGTCGGAATAACTGTTCAGTTTCATGACTGCACCTCCAGTAGGTTGCTGTACTCAGGTTGCTGCGTGCCGTTGACCACGAGAACGATGTCGCCTGAACTGGTTACCTTGAATGTCAGGGCGATGGTGTCGCCTATCTCAGCGCGAGCCTTGATGCCCTTGATAGAGAACCGTCGATCCCCTCGATTGTTAGTCCGGTAAAACGCGAGGACTGTCGGGGTGCCATCGGTGAACTCAGCATTCACAAGCACCTTCTGACCCGGAACCATGTCCGCGTAGTCAATACCCAAAAGCCTTGCAAAGCCGCGAATGCTCACGTTTGCGTCGATGATGCACTTCTCGACCATGGTTCGAGTGAGCGTCAGTGTTGCTGGAGCATGGCTCCGTAGAGTTGAAATAGTCATTTGCAGACCTCCGTGTGTAGAAATTTTGGTGCGGGAAAAAGTTCGAGCACCCCATTGACTGAGGGCTCTTGTTTGATGGCATCACCGGTAAGGTAGGAATAACCTTTGGAGCAGCTCTCGATACACTCAAGCCAACGACCATCGTCGTATTGCAGCTGAGCTGTGGTGAGGTGAATCCCTGCAAGTGCTCGCAGTGGGTTATTAGGTTGAGCCGCGATGTCGTTGGTGAGCTCAGTCAGCGCGAGTAGCGCATCGTCATGAGGGTGGCGGTTGAACATCATTTTCTCTCCCGGACAACGTCAGCGAACTCCCGCAGTCGGTTGCTTTTATGAAGTTTTTTGATGGCTTGGTTGTACACATGCTGCGCGCCCATGCGGCTCAGACCGATCTGCTTACCGATGTCGGCGAAGCTCATCTCGATTCCTTCGGGCAGGTTGTTCTTGCTCATGCTGCTGCCTCCCTGTACTTCAGATACGAGGCATGCATGTCATAGACGTTTAGGTTGCAGTATTCAGGCACCCGGTCGGTCTCGACCCAGATATCGTTCTTGATGTACACGGGCTCACCGATACCGAAACCAGCGGGTGAAATCAGCGCGCCGTCAGTGACTAGATAACGCGTAGAGACGGTTGCTAGCTCCAGATCCAGAGACTCCCGGAGCTGATCGAGCTGCTGGTACATTTCGTGGGCGCCGATCTCAGCTTGGAGGTGTTCAGCCAGCTGAAAGAACAAGCCGGGCTCAGTCTCGAGACAGACCGAATCCCATTCCTCATACCCAACTGCTGCCTCTTCCCGGGTGAAGTTAAGGTCAGCCAGTGAGTCTTCGATTTCCGCGATGCGCTCGCGCAGCTTCTCATGCGGGCTCATGACGCCACCGCCCATACGCCGACGCTCAGCGTGCCGGGGTCGTGCCACTCGATATCGAGGTTGCGCTCTTCAGCCCACTTCTCCAGCTCCGGGTGTATCCACGGGTAGCCGCCACGGAACTCACCGTAGTAATCGGCATAGGTAGAGTCGCCGCCCTCAATCATCAGACACTGCTCGTCGCGATCGTAAAAGGCGCTGACCTTCAGCTCTCGCTGCGACCAAACCAAGCTCTTTTCACTGCCGAAATCCATGACGACCTCGGAAGCCTCATACTTGATGGTAGGCAAGCTCTCGATGAGCTCTTTAATTGCTTTTTTCATGTTGTCTCTCCGTGTGTTTGCGGCGGCAAAGTCCACCCGTAAGGACACCCGGGGTGCCCAGACGGCTAAACTCTATGCTGCGTCCTCCGTGACCGTGCTGGCTTTAGTGGGTCGCTTGAAAAACCCAAATTTGACGTCGTCGTTAGATGGCGTGAGCGACGCGGTAAAGGTGATGTGCTCACCTGTCTCTGCGTCCCAGAGGGCGCTGGGAAGGGTTCCCCAGACCTTGAAGCCGGTCTCGTCCTGCACGAGCACTTTGGTAACGCTCTGGTTGTAAGCGAACGGGTTGTCTTCGCTGCGTAGTCGTAAAATGGTCCCGGTGACCACATGTCGCCCCTCAGGGACATCAGCGGATGCCGCACGCTCTGCAGCCTCTCGGGCTTCACGCGCCGCCTGCCGGGCAAGCCGTGGCGCCTCAACAAAGCCCTTGATCATTTCGACGATATCCTTACATCGACTGTCCACGTAGAGGTGGCACGTCTCGCCATCCTCGCCGTCCCAGACCTGACCTGAGTAAACGGTGATTTCTTCGCAAAGCTCCCGAGTGATCTGCACGGCAAGGTGTGCGGGGACATCGCTGACGCGGGTTGTATTAGAGCGCCGCCGCTGCTTTTTCTCCGGGTCGGCGTAGGGCAAGAACTCACCGCCCATAGCTGTCTTGTGGAACTCCTCGCAGGGCAGACCGGGACCCCGGGCAACCACCCAAGTCCACTCATAGTGGTCATGAGGCGCGTGCAGCCCTTGGGCGCTCTCAGTCGGCTCGACGCCGTCATTCAGGTCACCGCCATGCGTCAGTGCGCGGGTGAGATGAGCGCGGCTGGCGGCGGCTCGCGCAGCCCGGTACTCGCGGTTGCGCTGCCGGACGTTCTCGATTAGCTGTCGAAATTCCTCGTTTCTCATGAGATGTCTCCGTGATAGACCCAAGTGTCGGCAGCAGCCTCGGCGTCGTCGTAAAACAAAAAGCATTTGTTGCTCACAATGCGAGGGTCGTTGTCGTAGCTGGTGACCACGCGCCATCCAGCAGCCCACACGTCGCCCTCAGGCCATCTGAGTCAGTGGGTGTCGGCGATATACCGCTGCAGTGCGAACGTCGTTGAACACGCAGTCAGTGGCGCTGTAGACCTGAGTCAGCGGCTCACCTGATGGCGCTAATGTGCGATTGATGAAAGACATGTTTTTCTCCAAGTGTCGGTGGAAGCCCCACCCGGAAGAGCTCTTGAAAGAGCCCGACCGGCTGATTCCTCAGTCCAGCGTGTCCTCGTTGACGTAAGACATAGCGATACTGATCAGCTCCTTCAGGAAGGCGATCTCGCTCTGCTCGTCGTATGGCGCTTTTACCGGTGAAGCGACCTGCCACGCTCTGCGACAGGGCTCCTTGAATTCAGCGGTCATAGCTGACCAGCGGATGATCAGTCTCTCTAGCTCGCTCATGCCGCCACCTCCGCTCGCTGCTTCAGGTAATCGACAAGGGTCTCGACCTTGCACCGGATTTCCCACCAGCTGAATCCGCCATGCCCCTCGTCGTACAGGGGGTCTTCATCGTCGCTAAGGAATGGCGCATCGACATATCCGAAAAGGTCGTCGTTGTCGCTGTAGTAGCTGTCAAGCTCAACGTTGATGCCGTACTCACGAGCCAGCTTGAGAGCCACGACCTTGTCGGACTGGACCGGCTTGGATGCGAGTGCAGCGAGCCCGGCACCCGTAATCTTGGGTGTGCCGATGAGCTCATGCACCGACTCGACACGAGCCCGGCGCTTTACCTTGTCGTGCGTGATCGAGACCACTTTCCGGGTAAGCCCGCACACGTAGCGACGACCAGAGACCAGCTGAAAGTGATTCCCGGCAACGATGAGGTAAACCCGACCGGGCTTGAGCAGCTCCCGGTTCTCGCGCAGCCACGTCGCCAGTGTCGGCTTGGTCTTACCTCCGCGAACGTGGAAGTGCTCGTGCGATCGCACACCCCAATGCTCGCGGAGTGATTCGATGATGTGGCAGGTGAACGCGCCGCGTACCGCTCTCTGACCGGACAGGGTGCGAATGAACTTAGCAGCCTCGTTTGTAGTGCAGCCGGTGACCGATGAGATCACCGCGGGCCCACAGTAGCGGTTGCCACTCGTGGTTCGGTTGACGGGATTGAGTTTCATGCTGACTCCTCCACTCGATACCCGGCGACATGCTGCTCGAGCTGCTCGTCGTTCATGAATCCTGTGATGGTCAGGATGTCGATGTGGGTCATCGTGTTTTGGATTCGCACCAGCTCAGCCCAAAGCGCTGTGTCGTAACGGCTGATGGTTGTTTGATTTGTCATGTTGACTCTCCATGTAGTGACTAATTAAGTGTTCAATGAACACAATCTAGATTGAGTGCTGAATTACCGGGAGTCAAGCTATAATTTCATATACAATACGGATTTATGTGATTAGCCAGTGATTTCGGGGTGAAAATTGGATATTGATCAGAGACTTAACCGCATCGAAGAAAAGCTCGACTCAGTGTCCGAAATGCTTGGGCAGCTGGGTCGAATTGAAGAGCGAGCAAGCGGAATCGATACACGGGTTCAGCGTCACGAGTACCGGCTGGACGTCATCGAAGGCATCCAGCGAGATCAGGCTGAGAAGCTGAGCGGTCACATCGGAAAAGGGCACGTCTGGGAGCGCGCTGCATGGATCGTATTGGCAGCTGTACTCAGTGCGATGGGCAGATTTTTTTGAGGCGGGAAAAAAGAAAACCCGCACCCCAGTCCCGTTTTGTATATAGGGGAGTAACGGAGGTTGTGCAGTGAGTGCCCAGAGGAAACTAACAGAGCGTCAGACCCGGTTCATCAACGAGTACATGGCGTGTGGTAACGGGACCGAGGCATGCAGACGCGCTGGCTACAGTCAGAGCAGCGAAACAGTGCTCAGGGTTCAGGCACACGAGAACTTAGCTAAACCTAACATCAAAGCGGAAATTGACCGCAGGAGGCGTGAATTGAGCGAGGACAGCGAGGACAGACGGGCGAAATGGATAGTCGCTCTCGAGGGTCTGGCGAGTGGCGCTGACAAGGATGCTGACAAGCTGCGCGCAATCGAGGGTCTATTCAAGGCTGAAGGCTGGCTTGCTCCGGAGAAATCGGAGGTTGTGGCTTTAAACGGGGCATTTTTGGCAGAGATTGACTTGGAAGACGAGGAAAATCCTCCAGATATCAACGACTTACACTAACGGACTCCAACCTGTCAAAGGTGGGATCCCGGGCATAACGTGGCATAGGTACCACCCCCCCCCTGCAGCACCACCCCCCCCGGGGGTAAGAGGACCACGAATGCCGACGATGACCATCTGGTTCCATGGAGGGTATGCAGAGATCTAAAACCCTGTTTCACGTTTTGGGGGGGGGTAGCAAAAATATAGGGGGGGCGGTGCTTATGAGAGTACCCACGGTAAAAATGAGAGTAGGTAATTATGGCAACACCTAGAAAAGGCAAAGCAAAAGTGAAGGTTACCGCCTCTGGTAGGAAGATTTCCTATGGGCAGGCAGGCAAAGCCAAGGACGGTGGGTCTCGCGTTAAGGCGGGAACCAAAAAAGGTGATAGCTATTGCGCTAGATCTCTAGGAATCAAGAAGGGTTTGTCCAAAGAAAAGCAAAACGACCCGAATACCCCCAACAATTTATCTAGAAAGCGCTGGAAATGTTCCGGTGCCAAGTCGAGGAAGTAGATATGACCCCGTGCAGTGCATGCAAAACCAAAGCCGCCTGTAAGAAAGCCGGTAAGTGCAAGAAGAAGTCGCTACCGAAGCGTGGAATGCGCGCTAAGACCAATAAGGGGAAGAAGTAATGCAGAGACTAAGACAAGCCCTAAAGTCCCGCACAGTCCAATACGGCGTCTCTATCGCTGTCTTGTCCGTGTTGCAGGGATTCATAGGATTTTTACCCACCAATCCGGCAGTACAAGCCATGCTCGGGTGCGTGATTGCGAGCGGAATCGTGGTCCTGCGCTTCATGACGGTTCAGCCGGTAAGCGAGAAGTAAAAATGGAGTTATTACTGGAGCGATTCTGCTATCACCCTGAAGGAACTCTGGGCTTACTGACTGTTGGTGGCGTTGAGTTCTACACAGTGGAGCGCCCGTGGGAGGAAAACCTCCCGCGGATATCGTGCATCCCGGAGGGGGAGTATGAAATGAAGCGCAGAAAGTCACCGAAGTTCGGTTGGTGCTGGGAAGTTAAAAACGTACCTAACCGCACATACATACTTTTCCATTCAGCAAATTTCCCTGATGAGCTTCAGGGATGTATCGCTCCGGGCATGGCGCTCATGAGTGATCGGATTGCCGTATCCCGTAGCCGGGACGCAATGAAAGAGCTGGAAGAACTCACACACGAGAAAGAATGCAGCTTGGTCATAGACTTTGCAGCATCTGCTGCACTGAAAAGCCAATAGAGGACTTTATTGGCAAGAGGGGCACTCAGTGTGGCTCTTGCTGTAGAGACCTTCAGAGAGAGCGTCAGGGGCGTTCTCCGGCTTCGTGGTCCAGCTACATTGTCAATCAGGCAAGGGCGAACGCAAAGAGGACTGACCGCGAGTTCAATATCACTGGCGAGCAGATAGAGGGGCTTTACTGGGAACAGCAAGGCGCGTGTGCTCTGTCAGGACTGCCAATGCAACATCACCCTGCATTCGGCGATATGAACGTATCGATCGACAGAATTGATAGTGAGTTGGGGTACGTGATCGAAAATATTCAGCTGGTGTGTTGGCGAATCAATCTATTGAAAAATGACCTGAGCTACCTGCAGCTTCTGTGGTGGGTACGGGCATTGGTGGCGAATGACGCAAAAAAGTATAGAAGAAGTCGCGCGGAAACTTAAATACAACTTCCCGCTGTACTCAAAGAACGTCCTTCGGATTGTAAACAAGGAGGGGGCATCCATTCCGTTCCGTCTCAACACCGGTCAGAAATGGGTCCACTCTCAATTTGAAAAGCAATTGGAAGAACAAGGAAACGTACGCGCTCTCGTTTTGAAGGCGCGGCAGACGGGGATATCGACGTATGTTGAAGGCAGGATGTTTTGGAAGGTCACTCAGAATAAAAACGCGAATGCGTTTGTACTCTCGCATCTGGCGGAAAGTACGAACTCAATATTTAACATGGTCAGATATTTCTACGATAATGTCCCTCACCCTGCTTTTGCTCCTCCTCTTGCTTCCCAATCTAGTTCGACTTTAGTTTTCGACGGCATCAACTCAAGGTTCCGGGTAGGTACTGCTAGGAGCACGCAGACGGGTCGTGGTCAAACAAACCGATTTGTCCATGGGTCTGAGGTAGCCTTCTACCCACAGGGCTCAGACATCGTTGCAGGTCTCTTGCAGACGGTTGGAGGAACAGGCTCTGAAGTAATCCTAGAATCCACGGCGAATGGTGCTGGCGGGTGGTTCTATGATCAGGTTATGAAGTCCCTGCGTGGCGAGACCGAATGGCAGGTGTGCTTTATCCCGTGGTTCTGGATGCCGGAGTACCGCCGCAAGCCAAACGCTTATTTTGAAAAAACTCCCGAAGAAGAAAAATTAGCGCGGCAGTTCGGGCTAGATGATCAGCAGATGATGTTCCGCCGCTCAAAATTAGACGAGCTTGGTTCTACCGATCTATTCCGGCAGGAGTATCCATCAACACCTCTAGAAGCATTCTTGACCTCAGGACGGTGCTTCGTGGAGGACGCTTGTCTGCGTGATGCAGAGACTGAGATATACACCCCGGACTTTCGTGGAGAGCTGCAGAGTGGAGAGCTGCACGAGGGGTCATATGGTCCATATAGAGAGTGGCACCCGCCCGAAGAAGATAACTACGTCATCGGTGTGGACGTTGCTGAGGGACTTGCCTATGGCGACTACAGCGTTGCTCAAGTGCTGGACGGGCGTGGTCGTCAGGTCGCGTGCTGGCACGGGCACATAGATCCTTATGCCTATGCGGACCTGCTCTGCAACCTGGGGAAGCGCTATCGGAATGCCTACATGATTGTGGAAAGAAACAACCACGGTCTGACTACGCTGCGCCGCATGCAGGAATTGCAGTACCCGAACATGTTTATCGAGAGCTCTGTGGACGGTGCATACGGCGACAAGCTCACAAAACGCGGTGGTTTTTTAACCACATCCAAAACAAAACCTCTAATCATCGACAACCTTGCGGCGCTACTTCGCCAACGAGAATCGGGAATTGCTGACAAAGAGCTGGTAAACGAGCTACGAACCTATGTAATTGATGAAAAAGGCGCGTATAATGCTCAAAGCGGTTGTCACGACGACCGCGTTATGGCATACGCCATAGCTCTGCATGGACTCGCATCGATGCCCCGACCTCGGAGGCATGAAGTCAAACGCCGTTTCCGAACGGTTGACTCAACGACGGGTTACTAAACATGCTAGAAGAATACGACGACGACAATCTAGACGGACAGCAAGAGCAAGAGCTCAATTCGCTGGGTGGTCGCTTATCTAAAACTTTTCAGGAATACAAAGACGCTCGTAAAGAAACAGAGAATGAGTGGCTGAAAGATCTGCGCCAGTACAACGGTGTATACGAGCCCAGCGTACTTGCGGCATTAAGCGATGCGGGCGCCCGATCAAAAGTTTTTGTGGGTCTTACTCGAACAAAGGTTATGGCTGCCTACAGTCGTATCGTGGATCTGCTGTTCCAGCAGGGCGACCTATTTTTCTCTGTGAGCCCCACGCCGATCGCGCAGCTGGATCCGATGAAGGCAATGGAGCTTCGTGCTCAGGCGACACAAGAGATTGTCGCTGCGTCCGGCATGGATCCCAACATGAATCAGGATCTGATCATGGCGCGGATCAAGGAACTCGAGCCCGAGTTTCTCAAAGCTGAGCAAAGCATTGCAGACGATGCAGCTGAGGCTATGACGGTTGTCATTTCTGACCAGCTAATCGAAAGCGACTCAGACCAAAAGCTGAAGCAGTCCATGCTTGAGGCTTGCATCTTTGGTTCTGGCGCGGTGAAAGCTGGCACGGTCCGCATCGATCGCAAGCAGAGCTACCAGAAAGCCATGGATGAAATGGGTAATCAAACCTACGTCATGGCAATGGTCGAAGAGGCAGTGCCTGAGCTAGAGTCGGTATCGGTCTTTGATCTATACCCCGACCCATACTGCACGACGCTAGACGATTGCGATGGGTTATTCCGCCGCCATGTTTTGACGCGCACCCAGTTTAGGGCCCTTGTTGACCTGCCCGGATTTGACGGGGATATGGTCCGCTATCTGCTTAAAAACAACAGGAAAGGCAACTATGTCGAAGCTGATCACGAGCGAGACCGCCGTCGGCTTGCTGGTATTCATGATCATTCTGAGCCCAATAGATTCGAGGTTTTTGAGTACTGGGGCACTATCGATGGTTATGAGCTAAAAGACCACGGCATTGAAGTGCCGGAAGGCGCCGACCTCTCAGCGGACTTCTCTGCTTGCGTGTGGATGTGCGACTCGAAAATCTTGAAGATCATCTTGAATCCAATAGCTGGTTACAAGATTCCGTACCATATCTTTCCCTACGAACGCAGTCCTCATCAGTTCTGGGGCATCGGCGTCCCCCGCATGATGCGCGATTCTCAGAGCACTATGAACGCCGCCGTGCGTATTTGGCTCGACAACCTCGCCCTGTCCTCGGGTCCGATGCTGGAAGTAAACACCGACCTCTTGGCTGCTGGGGAAGATCCTACAGACATCCATCCGTGGCGCGTATTTCTGCGCGAAGGTGGGGACGGCTCCATGCCGGCGGTACGCTGGTATCAGCCCGTGGCGAATGCGAACGGACTCAACCAGATCGTTGAGCTGTTCCGGCGTTTTGCCGATGAAACAACATCACTACCGAGCTACACGCACGGCGAGTCAGGCAAGTCACTGAACAAGACGGCTACCGGTATCTCTATGTTGATGGGTGCGGCTAACGTCGCGCTGAAGTCTACGATCAAGAACATCGATGACTTCCTCCTCGAGCCAATGATCGAGGCACTGTTCCACTGGAACATGGAGTACAACCCCCGCGAAGATATAAAAGGCGACTTGCGTATCGTAGCCCGCGGAAGCACCGCACTCGTGCAGAAAGAAGTGCAAAGCCAGCGACTGCTCCAGTTCCTCTCGCTGGTATCAAACCCCATGGATGCCCCTCAAGTAGATCGCAATAAGCTTCTGCGTGAAATCGCGCAGACGTTAGATATTGATCCCGATGACGTGATCAAAAGTGAAGAGAGGTTACAAGCTGAGCAAGCACTCCAAAATCAAATGCTCGCTGGAATGCAGCAAGGCGGTGCTGGCGCTAACCCTGAAGCCGGAATGGCAGCAGGTCCAGCAGCTCCTGGCGTCCCGATTGGATAGCGCCCGAGAGCTACTAGAAGCGGCAGGTGAGAAAGATTTTCGGTATGAGCAAGGGCGCATCCTTGAGTTGCGTTTCATGCTTGAGCTGGAAGAAACGGCGAAAGCCACTTTAGAACGTGAACGGACCCGGAAACGGACATCCGATTTCACATAGCTACGGACATCCTTAGAGGACCCGAAAGATGAGCAGAAATGACCCGGCGCGATTAGAAGCCGAAGCAAAAGAGTTAATGGAGCAATATCAGAACGCGGCGAACCCGACTCCTGAAGAGGAACAACCGGAAGTAGAAGCGGAAGTAGAGACGCTGCAAGCAGCCCCCGAGCCCGAGGACACGGCTGAACAACCCTTTGCGGAAGAGGCACCAGAGGAACCACTTGAAAGCGGCGAAGTGGAAACTTTGAGGTCAGCTTTGGAAAAAGCTGAGAAGGCAATGAAAGGCGCACAGAGTCGAATGACCAAAGCAACGCAGGAAACAGCAGACCTTCGTCGTCAAAACGAAGAGATGTTTAAGAATCTTGCAGAGCTTAAAGGTCAGCTTGCAGCGAATGAGCAAGACACAGCAAAGCTAGCGCAAATCCGGGAGGAATATCCCGACATCGCTGGTCCCTTGCTAGACGAGCTCAGTCGAACGCAGGCAGAGGTTCAAAGCGCCAAGGAAGCTTTGAGCGCTCAGGAGCAACGCAGAGTTGAAGAGCAGCAAGCCCTTGCGGCTGAAGAGCATTTCAATCGCATCCGTGCGGCACACCCAGATCTGGACGAGCTTATTGCAACTTCTGACTGGATGAACTGGCTGGAGGCGCAGAATGCATCTACCCATAACTGGGTGGAACAAGGCTCATCAAATGATGTGAATGCTGTACTGAGTAGATTCAAAGAAGAAATGGGGCTAAGACCTCCGACGCCGCAAGAGCGGTCTCTGGAAAAGGCACGAGCGGTTGCAGAACCCAAAATGCCGAAAGCCAGAAGCCAAAACGTTACTGGTGGAAAGCGTACTTGGACTGTTGAAGAAATTATGAGGATGCCGAACAAAGATTTTGTGAAGCACCAAAAAGACATTCTTTCAGCAATGGAACAGGGAGCGATTCGCCGTTAATTCTCTTGTGAGGAATTAATCATGGCATTTTCATTTTTTAGTACCGGAGCTACTTCTGAAGTAAACTTTATTCCAGAGGTATTCTCCAAATTGTTGCAGGCTAAGTTTTATGCTCAGTCTGTTATGCCCGCAATCTCAAACACTGCGTACGAGGGCGAAATCTCTGGGCAAGGCGACAAGGTCACGATTCGTACAGTACCCGCTGTAACAATCAACGACTACGCAGGAACAGTATCAACTCAAGAGTTGGGCACTGGAACTGTCGAGCTTGCAATTGACAAAGCCAAGTACTACAGCTTTAAGATTGACGATGTGTTGGCAGCGCAAGCTGACATCAACATGCTCGAAGCTGCATCTGCTGATGCTGCCGAGGGAATGAGGATTGCGGTAGAAACCGACGTGCTCAGCTCTGTCATCGGAGATGCAACTACAACCACTGCACGAACAACTATCACGGCTGCAAACATCTTGAGCAAAATCCTCGAGATCTCTGAAGCTCTTGATGGGTTGAACATCCCAGAGGAAGGTCGCTACATGGTCCTGCCTCCATCGATGATCAACATGTTAAAGCAGTCTGACTTGCGTCAGGCGTACTTGACCGGAGATAGCACTTCGCCTCTCCGTAACGGTCAGGTAGGTATGGTGGATCGTTTCACTATGTATCAGTCAAACCTCCTCCATGTTCCAGCTGCTGGCGACGATGCTACTTACAGCCACATTCTTGCGGGTCACCCAAAGGCAATCACGTTCGCGTCACAGTTCACTAACACTGAAACTGTGCGCCTCGAGACTACCTTCGGTGATGCTGTCAGGGGGCTCAAAGTATATGGCTCGTCCGTAGTCACACCAGATTGCCTCGCTGTCGGCAAGTGGAAGGTCTAAGACCGTCCGGGGGGCGCAAGCCCCCCTGTTTTTAAGGATTAAGAGATGGCTGACAAGACTCGCAAAGACGAAATCTTCGAAGAGGCAAAAGAGAAGTACGGCGTCAAGCTTGACCGACGGTCTCCGTTGGAAGTGCTCGAGGACAAGCTCGACCGTCTCACGAAGAAAGCAGAACACCCCGAGCCCGAGAAGAAGGATGTTGTGAAGGTAGCTCGCACTATCCGCAACAAAAAGACCGGCAATATGTTTGGTCCGCTTCCCGGCTGGGAAAACAACCCTAATTTTGAAGTTATCGAGTGGGAGAATCAGTGATGGCAACGACTAAGGTAGTAGACATCCTAGACCGCGCTTCGATCATACTGCAGGACAATACGAACGTTCGTTTCCCAAACGATGAGCTTCTGAAGTTCTTCAACGACGCGCAAAAAGAAGTAGTGCTCCACCGCCCCGACGCAAAGATGGTCAATGAATCATTCTCGTGCTCGGACGGCAGTAAACAGGAGCTTCCGGCGGCAGCCCTGCGCTTGATCGAGATCGTGCGTAATGTTGGTGGTCGAGCAGTAACCCAGGTGGATCGCAAGATTCTTGATGAGACGCTTCCTAACTGGCACGAAACTGCCGCGGGAGGAAACAAGATAGAGCACTTCATCTACGACCCGGCAGATCCTAAGCGCTTTTATGTTTATCCAAAGGCGGTTTCGGGCACACACTCTATCGAGATTGTGTATAGCTCAGCCCCTTCAGATGTGTCGATCAGCAACTTTATTACTGATACCACGACCATTTCTCTGGATGACGTATATGCAAACTGCATACTGGATTACGTGCTGTATCGCGCATATCAGAAGGACTCTGAATACGCCGGCAACGCAGAGCGCAGCATGATGCATTACTCGTCGTTCGCTAACGCACTGGGTATTAAGACAAACGCAGACGCTGCATCAACACCGATGCCAAATACTCCAGACCGTAACGCCGGGAGAATGTAATGAAATACTCTGACTTCACCATGTTCGTGAAGCCGGAGGTAGGTGGCGCCCCCGACTTCTTGATTGAGCGAGCGGTAAGGGATACCGCCATTGATTTCTGCCAGCGTACTGACGTGTATATCCCGGAGCCGGAATTCATCACGATCATCGAAGGTGTAAACGAGTACGCCGTGACCATCCCTACGGGTACGGAGCTCAACCACATCGTTGATATCTTTGATGATAAAACGGCACTGCGCCCTGTTAGTTATAACGAGCTGGTTCGCCGGCTTGGCAACGAAACCGAGAGAGGCACGGCTAGGTATTATGCCCAGCGCGATAATACCGACTTTTATCTAGCGCCCATTCCAAACAAAAACAGCTCGTTCCGTGCGGTATACAGCGTTAAGCCAACATCTACCAGCACCTCAATACCCGACACAATTGGCAAGGAATATCGCGAGACCATCGTTCATGGCGCCTTGTATCGATTGCAGATGATGTCGGGTCAGCCGTTCGCAGACATGGGTGCGGCATCATCAAACCGATCCCTATACGAGAGAGAGCTGGGCAGAACAGTAAGACAGGTTAAGTACGGCTTCAGTGGCGGTACGCTAACCTGCAAACCGAGGGCGTTTATCTAATGGCTTACATAACCACGATAGATTTGGTCCAAGGTGACCAGCTACCTGAAATTGAGATTACTCTCAAAGACTCCAATACACCCGCTGACGGCGTTGCGTTAGATCCGGGTGACCCAGCAACCTTTGCGCCGCTAGACATCACTGGCGGCAGTGTTCGTATGCGAGTGCGTCAGGTCGGACAGACAGCACTAATAGACACCATTCTGGGGACAATCACTGACTCCAGTGGGGGTAAGGTAACGTTTATATTTGACAGCGACACACTTGATACGACAGGCGTGCTAGAGGGAGAGATCGAGTTTACTGATTCAAACTCCCGCACACAGACAGTGGTTGATCTGATCAAGTTTAAAGTCCGCAGTCAGTTCGGTTAAGTAGATGGCGATCTTTGCCGAGGTCAAAGTCCGACGGCTGCTCGTAAGCGCTTCAGTTCGAAGGCTTCATGTAACCGCGAGTCAGCGGCATAAATTTTCCGCGATAATTGTCGATCGGGATCTTGTGGCGCAAGTCGGTCATAGAAGTCTTACCACATCCGTAAATTATCAAAGACTTTATGCGACACCTTACTGGCGCAATCTTTTTCTGCATGACGTTCGCGTTAGTGCAGAGCGCTCGATTTACTCCTTCACCGACAGCTTCGGCTTTGGTGATAGCCAGACGTTTGAGATAGCGCCGTCTTTTGCAGATGCGATTGGCTTTGCTGATACCCCTACCTTTGAAGCGGGCAAAGGAATCGTCAATTCCCTGTTCTTCTCTGATGCGGTTGATATAGAGCTAGGTCGCCCGCTGGTTGATTCTTTGTCTGTGTCTGAAGTGGCGTCATTTGACGTTTCTACAGAGCGCGAGGATGAATTTGGCGTTACGGAAAGCATTAGTCTACACCTGACGTATCAAAGAGCGTTCGACGATGCCTTCAGCTTCGATGACACGCCCGAACTATCAGTCACTAAATCGCCGACTGATTCGATTCCGATGGCTGATGCCCCAACATTCTCCGCATCGGCAGCGCAGACTGACTCCTATGCCATGTCGGACAGCCCGGCAGCCAGTTTTGATAAGGCACAGGGTGACTCCATCACGCTGGATCAAACCATATCAATCACGCGAAACCCGTTTTCTTTCGTTTTCGATTTTCAGCCCGGAGCAACAAACGTATCAGCGTCTCCGGCGCACTCGACTAGCATCACAGAGTCACACGCTTTAACTCTTTCAAAAGCGTTGCAAGACTTCTTTACCTTGGATGATTTCAGCCAGATAGACAAAGAGGCTGGAGCTGCGAAATCCAATGTTTATGTGATGCAGGACACACAAGCTTTTAACTTTAATTCATCGCGCTCCGATGCGATAATTGTGCAGGAATCTCCGGCTCTTAACGTGTCCAAGCCTGAGACCGATTCTTTTGTTGTAACGGACACATCTTTGCTGTCTCCACGGAAAGGCATTTCTGACAGCGTAAGCATGGGCGAAGTAATCAACGTCCAACCATTAGTGGCAAGCTCCCAGCTCAACAAGGGCATCTTGGGGTTTGTTTTGCTAAATGCTGATTAAGTGGAGAAACCAATGATCAAAGACGATCTAACCCTCAAAGGACGACTTGATATTGTCGTCACCGCTCAAGACGGAACAGTAAAGCAGCGAGAATCCGTCAAGAACCTTGTGGTCACAGCCGGCAAGAATTTTGTTGCTTCTCGTATGGCTGGCACCTCAGCGAGCGTCATGTCTCACATGGCTATCGGTACGGGCTCTGTTGCCGCAGCAACTGGTGACACCACACTAGGCTCTGAGTCTGCGCGAGTTGCTTTGACAAGCACTACCGCCACAGACAATGACGTAGTTTATGTTGCGACCTTTTCTGCAGGTACACCCGCAAGCTCGGCGGCAATCACAGAAGCAGCAATTCTGAACGCCAGTTCCGGTGGAACCATGCTTTGCAGAACTGTTTTTGCCCAGATTAACAAGGGCACTTCGGATTCGCTTTCGATTTCGTGGGTCGTTTCCGCCTCTTAAAAGGGTTAAGCCATGGCTGTTAAATTCGCTAACCTGGCTAGCACCACGTTAGCCGGCAGTCTGACGAACTCCGCTACTGCGGTCTCGGTAACCGACGCTAGTAGTTTTCCTGCTCTCGCAGCGGGTGATTACTTCTACGCTTCTATTGGGGACGGATCTCTCTCGGAGATTGTTAAGGTCACGGCGGTCTCGTCGAATACCTTTACTGCCGTTCGCGGACAGGACAGTACTACAGCTCGGAGTCACGACTCTGGAACTTCTATCGCCTTGCGAGTGGTAGCCGCAGCTCTCGACGACATTAGCTCAGCTGACGAATCGGTCTCCATCTCCGGGGATACGATGACGGGCAATTTGTCATTCGGAGATAACGTCAAAGCTACTTTTGGCGACAACGACTTACAAATCTACCACTCAGGCTCTGCTTCATACATTACTGACTCAGGAACTGGAAACCTGTTGATACAAGGTACTGACGTTCGTTTACAAAATGCTGGAGCCACTGCTAACTACTTAAAAGGAACAGATGGAGCAGAGGTTTCTTTATTTTATGCAGGTGGTGAGAAACTAGCCACAAGCTCATCAGGCATTGACATAACCGGTAATGCTAATTTTGCTGACAATGGCAAAGCTAGCTTCGGCACTGGTAGCGATATGTCGTTATTTCATAATGGCAATAATGCTTTTTTAGACAACGACACTGGTACTTTGTTTATTCAAACCAATGGCTTCAGTGTTAAAAATGCCGCTGGCACTGAAAGCATGATTTTAGGTGCAGCAGATGGCGCTGTAACTCTATACCACAACAACTTAGTCAGACTCGCGACGAGTAGCTCAGGTATTGACGTTACAGGCACTATCTCGAGTGGGGCTATTACTAGTACTGGCACAAGTACCTTTACAACTGCGAACAACAGCGCACAAGTCACGCTTATCTCTACAGATACAGATGCCTTAGTAGGGCCACAACTTAATCTTTGGAGAAACTCAGGCACTGGGACAAACGGTGACTTGATTGGTCAAATTACGTTTACAGGTGAAGACACAGTTGGCTCTACAAATACGTTTGCAACTATTTATGGCGTAGCAGACCAAACAGACAATGGCGCTGAAGACGGCTCTATTCACTTCCAAACGCTTATAAATGGGGCTTTAGCGGATAGGCTTGAAATTAATAGTGCTGGAAATTCTGTGTTTACTGGTTTAGTAAGTATCGGTACTGCTAGCAGTCCAAACAGAGTGCTTCATGTAGAAGGCACTAAGTCTACATTTGGCGACACACAATCTGTTCTTCAGCTTTCTGACGATACATCTATGGTCGCTGGTGTAGGCGGTGGCGTTTCATTTACAGGTAAAGCAACCACTGGACAGTCTGACTCCAACACTATGTTTGCGGCTATCCACGCAGAAAAAGAAAACGGAACTAGCGGTAATACTTCTGGGGCTTTGTTGTTTAGTACACGAGCAAACGGCTCTAACCCATTAGAAGCCTTCAGAGTGGACTCTAACGGAAATGTTGGAATTGCCGAGGCAGATCCAAAAGGTTTATTACACGTAGACGGTTTTGATTACTCTTATTTTTCTTCAAACGTAGGTTCAGCAACCTTAGACAACGAAACAAGGTTTGGCTGTTGGTTGGAACAAATCATCTGGTGGTGGTGAAAACTGTACTTATTGCTAATCAAGGCGCTGGAAGCTCTGGTGGCATGGCGTTTGCCACAAATACCTCTGCGGGCTCCTATAACCAACGCATGCTCCTCGATGCTAGCGGCAACTTGCTTGTTGGTAAGGGTTCCGCAGGTACAAGTAATGTTGGTGTAGAGTTACGTCCGCAAGGCTACATATTCGGCACAGGCGATGGTATTAATCCATTGCGTCTCAATCGTAAAACTTCTGATGGAATGATTGCAGACTTCCAAAAAGACGGCGACCCAGTCGGTAGTATTGGTGTTGTTAATACCAACAATCTGAGAATCGGAGGAACAGTCGCTGACCACGCAGGTATTCAGTTTGGTACAAATATTTTTAATCCCTGAATCGGGCGGTTCAGCAGTAGACGGTGGTGTGGACTTAGGCTATGCATCAGGACGCTTCAAAGACCTTCACCTGTCAGGCAACGTTACAACAGCTACTGTTACTAGTAGTGGCAATATAACAGCAGGAGATGCCTCAACTGCCGCAGAAGTAATAGCGCACTACAGTGATGGCTCCAGACTGAGGCTTCAAGGCTTCGGCTTAACTTTTGAACGCACTGCCTCATATGTTCGCCCAGTAAACGACGGAACGCAGACGCTTTATGTAGGCGGCTCAACTGATGATTTAGATTGGAATCAAATACATTTTAGAAGTTCAAACGGACTTTACATGAACGGATCCCGTTTCATGGACGGGGGAAATAATCTTCATAACATAGGCTCGATTGACGCTAGCGGCACGATCAAGTTAAACGGCAATTATCCGCTAGGTTTAGATAATGTAGTGCTTGGCGAAGGTGCGGGAGCATCAGTTGGGTCTGGAGCGCAAGATAACGTTCTAATCGGTGACCTAGCTGGCAATCAACTAACTTCGGGTGATTACAACACCTGCATAGGCTCTAACGCAGGAAGTGCCTACACAACTCACACTAATAGCGTAGCGATAGGCAATCAAGCTGGACTCGGTTCAACCCAAACCAGTCAGACTCTGGTGGGATCAAAGTCGGGGTATACCGATCCTGCATTTGCTTCGACAGCACTTGGCTTTGAGTCCCTGATGTTCGCACAGGCAACCGCTTATCGCGCTACAGCGCTAGGTTATAGAGCATTTAGAAGCAACACTATAGGACAAAACAATACTGGGGCTGGCTATCAGGCAGGGTCGGGGAACACGACAACCAGTAATAATACTTATGTTGGAGCTTACTCTGGCGACGGAACTGCCGTGGGTGGTGGCTACAACACCGCTGTTGGCGCGTACGCACTGACATCAAACCTTGTTAGCGGTAGTGGCTATAACACTTGTGTTGGAGGGCGATCGGGGCTTTCAGTAACAAGTGGGTCAGATAATACGCTCATCGGGTATGGCGCTGGTGACTCAGTTAGTTCGGGCGCCGATAATACAGCAGTTGGATATAACGCTTTATCAGCGATTAACACCGAAAATGGAAATGTAGCCGTAGGGCACAACGCATTAGGCGTGGCATATTCAACGGTCGAATCAACATGCGTAGGTAGCGGAGCCGGATCGGCAATTACAACCGGGTCCAAGAACACGATACTCGGTGCCTACAGCGGCAATGAAGATGGCTTGGATATTCGCACGCTAAGCAATCGCGTTGTACTTACGGACGGCGACGGCAACATTGGCTTGTACATTGACAACAGCCAAGACGCTCACTTTGACGGCAACGTCATCGCGTATTCGACTACGATTTCGGATCGAAGGCTGAAAAGCCAAATTACTAATATTTCTAACGCACTCGACAAGGTAGGTCAGATTAACGGCGTGACCTTCGTGCGAAATCAGAATGGCGAGAAAGCCGCTGGTATTGTCGCTCAGGAGATTATGGAGGTTTTACCAGAGGCTGTTAAGTCTCAGGCATTACCACTGCAAACGGGAGAGCAAGACAAAGAATATTATGTGGTCGAGTATGACGCGGTTACTGGCTTGCTTGTTGAAGCTATAAAAGAACTCAAGGCTCGCGTTGAGGCTCTGGAGTCTAGGTAATGCCGTTACAGACATCAGGACAAATTACTTTAGACGACATCCACGTTGAGGCTGGAGGAACTACTGACACTGAAGCAACCGTAAACGACACGGATATTCGAGCTTTAATTAGCGCCTCATCAGCAAGTGAGATGGAGTTTGCTGATTTTTACGGTGCCGATTCAGGCGGCGGCTCCGGCGGTGGTGGCGGTGGCGTGTCCGCAGGTCTTTCTGGTTCTTTAGATAGCATTTCCGGCAGTAACGCGAGCTGGACTACTCGTACCGTCGATATCTCTGCTTATGCAGGAGAAGACGTTAAGTTAGTTTTTATTTATACCAACGGCTCATCAGGAACGTCTTACCAAGGAGACTTACAGTTAGATGACATCAGGTTGGACGGTACGACTTACTCATTTGAAACCTCAACTGAAAGCTGGCAAACATCCACTACAGATGTTCCCGCTAGTAGTTACAGTGGCGCATCGTTTGTAAGTCTAGCAACAGGTACTACATCTTACAGATGGAACAGGGATGCTTTTGGAACACCCTCTGGTAGCACAGGGCTCTCAACGGCAGACGCAGGAACATATTACGTTTACGCAGAGACCAGTGGTAGTGGCACGTTGGGCGATAACTATGTACTTCGATCACCTACAGTAACTTTAGGATCAAGCCCTACACTTCAATACGCAGAAGCCAGATCTGGAGGCAACATTGGCACGTTGAACGTGTACTTAGATGTTCAAGGATCTGGCGGAGGTGGCGGGGGAAGTAACTCTGACTTTGGTAGCTACTCTTATTCTTCTACTAATCAGTCTCAAACCGGCGAAACACTAGAGCAGTACTATTCAACCTCTGACGGAAATGGAAACACTTGTAGAATTTTCGTTAGGTTCAGGCTTTCTGGGACAACTCTTTATTTAGAGTGTTCAGAAAAAATAGGTAGCAACGCGACCATGAGAAACGCTGGCTCTACTGGGACAGCGACTGGGTCCAGTACACAGTTAACAAGCGCCTTTACAACTATGGGGACACTTACGGTTCCTTCAACTGTTGACGTTAAAATAAATCGGACTTCATCATCAACAGGAACCACTGGATCTGCCTTTGTTGCGGGCGCAACTTTTTACTCAACAACGCACGCTCTTCAAGATAATGTTTACCAAACTCTAACTAATGGTCAATCAGCGGGGCTTTACATTCAAGCGGCTACTTTTTCTAACGGCAACAGAAGAATAACTGGAACATTAGCTCTTGGAGTCAACGCTACTGGGTACAACGAAAACTCGAGCATTGCTACTCATGACTTTGATGTTGAATCTTTCTCGTCTGGAGGAGGCGGCTTTATTCCTTAAGGCTGTTGATAAAATATGAAGCACGACATATTCAACACAGAACTAAGCCCTGAAACTGAAAGCGGTCTTACCGTATCTGTTGGCGTGGTCGTGAAACAGTATGATCGAGCCTCGCGTGAGGAGCATGTGTACAGAGAAAAGTATGTCATCGCGACTGCAAGCTTTGTTTATGCAGTTCTGCCTGATGACCAGTCAAAACCAGTGGATGAGATTTTTTTAAAAATCAAAGAAACGAATGCATATAAAGAAGCAATAGGAATTGAGGTTTACGAGGTTTAATTTGTCGAGTGACGATTGCTTTATATCTTGTATTACAGGGAGGTGCAGCGGCATATATAGGTAATACGGTGGTCTATCACACGGTCTGCGAATACAAGGAGTTGTACACAGAATCAGGCAGGCGCTACCGGTGGTACGTCCCAGGGATATACACATGTCCCCCGTATGCGAGGTTTAAAAAATGATTGACCCATTGACAGCCATAGCCGGAGCCACAAAGGCGTACAATCTCGTAAAAGCCATGGTTGAGGTGGGGAAGTCCGCTGAAGACACGATGATGCAGGTGGGGGTTTGGTACGGACATGCATCAGACATACTCTATGCGGACAAGCGGGCGAAGAATGTAAGCCCTTTTAAGAAAATAGTTTTCAGAAAAAGTGTTCAACAAGAGGCTATACAGGCTTTTGCGGCACGCAAGAAAGCCGAAAGCCAGCAGCGCGACCTCATCTCAATGATTAATATGGTTTATGGGGCGCATGGGCTACAAGAATTTAGAGACGTACGAAAACAGATTGCTCAAGAGCGAGAGGATACGGTTTATCGCCAGCAAGAATTAAAAGAGACGATGGTTAGCAGTGTTATCCTGCTGGCTCTGCTTGCTGCACTATCTGGACTTCTGATCTTCAT